CTCGAGAGGTTTGCGGCAAGGATAGATGACAGTGAGCTTAAGCTAATTGATAGACCCAAAGACTTCACTGCCAATAAGGGCGACATCTTGATGTGGCGTGTTGGTAGAACCTTCAGCCATAGTGCTATCGTCACAGATTGGCCCTACATCATCCACTCATACTTGCCATCTAGTATTGTAGAGGAAGTATCAATCATGGGAACGCCTATGGCCGAACGTCCCATGAGGGTTTATTCTTATTGGGGTAAGAGATGAGCTTTTTCTTCGGCGGAGGCGGCAAAAAGGTCAAGCCGCAATTTACCGGGCTTGCTGCCCAGACCTCGACTGGTGCAATACCTATCGGGCTTTATTATGGCAAGAACCGGGGCGCACCCAACATCATTTGGCAGAACGACTTCAAGTCTCACAAGAAGAAACAAAAAGCCGGTAAGGGGATGGGTGGGTCACAGGTGACCTACACCTACTCGGCATCGTTTCAACTTGGCTTGTGTTGGGGACCGATCAGTGCAGTTACTCGAGTCTGGAAAGAACAGTCAAAACAAACAAGCTATGCCGCTTTGGGCTTCAGTCTGTTTGTGGGTACTAATCCTCAGGCTCCTTGGGGATACCTTACAACTGCCCACCCCGACCAGGCTTTGGGTTATCCTGACATCGCACATCTCGATGTAGCGAACTATGACCTCGGGCAATCGAATGCCCTACCCCAGCATAGCTTTGAGATCGAAGCCTTGTTAGTGAATACGGGTGTAGGGGGTACTGTTGCTGATGCGGACCCCGCGCTTGTTGTCATCGACTTTCTTTCTGACCCGACTCACGGTGTGGGTTTCAATACGAATGTCTTGACTAACCTGTTGTCTACTCCTGATGCGCCTACCACAGGTGATAGTGCGTTCCAGACTTATTGTCAGGCAATGGGTTTTGCGATGTCGCCTTTCTTGTCGAGTCAGCAGCAGGCCGGGGAGATACTTCAGCGTTGGGCCGATCTTTGCAATACGGCTATTGTCTGGACGGGGTATGCACTCAAGCTTCATCCCTACGGTCCTGACGAGATAACTGCAAACGGCGTAACTTACCTGCCGGACTTCCCGATCCGGTATATCTTGAACGATGATGATTATTTGCCCAATGGCGATGACCCGATCCAGTTCGATCGGTCTGATCCCACAGAGGCGTTTAATCGGTTTGAGATTATCATAGCCAACAAGAACAATGAGTATAACGACAAGCCCGTTCCTTGGCAAGATCAGGGACTTCAAGATGATTACGGCGAACGTCCCGCGGACTCGATGGATGCAAAGGAGATCACTGATCCCGACATGGCGGCGATCATGGTTACCTACATGGGCCAGCGAAAGGCTTATATCCGTAACACCTTTAGCTTCAAGCTGCCTCCCAAGTTCTGTCGCATAGAGCCGATGGATGTACTTCAGTGCTACGATCCCCGCTGGGGAGACTTTTTAGTATTGGTCAACGAGATTAACGAGACTGATGAGGGTGACTTTGAGATTACCGCGGAGGAGTACCCTTCGGCTATCTCGAGCAACTCAACCAATACGGTGCAGCCGACAAATAACACGCCAACCAATACTGCTGTCGATCCCGGCCCAGTAAACACACCCATTATCTTTGAGCCGCCTTCGTCCTTGTCGGGACCTGCTCAAGTATGGGTTGCAGTATCGGGTGGCGATAACACAACCTATGAGCCCAACTGGGGTGGCTGCTACGTTTGGCTCTCAACGGATGACATCACCTTCAACATGATTGGTGAAGTGGACACTCCCGCTCGTATGGGTAAGCTGACAGCTTCACTTGCTACATATGGCGGTGCTAACCCTGATACCACCCATACACTCAAAGTCAACTTGTTGATGAGCAATGGTGAGCTGGAAGATGCAGCCTCAGCTTCTGATGCTGAAGCGGGTGTTACCGTAAGCTATATTGAGAGTGCGAGCGGGTATGAGCTGTCATCCTATCAAGACGTCACGCTGACGGGGACAGCGGCATATGACCTCGACGACCTGTGGAGGGGGCAGTATGGGACGACTATTGCAGCACATTCGACAGGCGATGACTTTGCTCGTCTGGACGACGCTATCTTCAAGTATGACCTACCGTCCGATTATGTTGGAACCACTCTTTATCTCAAATTCCAGAGCTACAACATCTTCGGTCAGGCCGTGCAAGACTTGGCAGATTGCGTTTCCTATCCCTACACACCCACGGGGCTCGGGTTCGGTGGCGGAACGGGAGGTATCCCCTCGACGCCTACTGGGCTTTCCGGTTCTGCGGGAACTGTCTTCGCAAAGCTCACCTGGACACAGAACCCTGTCAACGATAACGTCACCGGTTACCAGGTGTGGAGGGCGACCGGATCATCTCAGCCTTTCGGCTCTGCGGTCCTGATCGGAACAACAACCGCTGCGGCATCGGAGTACACCGACTCCGCTGTGACTGGTGGTCAGGCTTATACCTATTTCCTTGTTGCGGTCAATGCGATTGGCTCTAGCGGGAATACGGCCGGAGTCAACCTGACGCCTACCGCGGTTGTCGTAACCAATCCCTACGGGTTCGGGTTCACCAAGACACCAGCAGTATCTAAGATCCTTGCTGCCTTTGATAGCCCGATTGCTTGGACAATCCCGATAAACCTGACTGACTCTCAGGGAACAATTATCGCGAGCGATACTGCGGCAGCGGGTGCGCCGACATCTAATACGGACTTTGATATTCAGTCTCCCCTGGGGACTTCCATAGGGACGATGAGGTTTGCTGCATCTTCACTAACCGCAACATTCATCAAGGCTGCAAACACCTCAGTTCCTTTGGGTCAACCCACCTACATCATCGCTCCTGCAAATCTTAACGGTATGACCGGTGCGATCACCGGCGCAATCAAGGGAACTCGGTAATGGCTTTACCTGACTATGTCTTCACAGAGGGCTATGACAAGTATGGCCCTATCGGGTCAGACCCCACGACCAAGGCCGCTCAAGGTGAGTGGAACATATATAGCGGTAATGCGGGCGGCATCACTATTGTCGCTTCGCTCGCGGGAACAGGCTATGCTGCTCGTTTTGCAACAGGTGGCGCAAATGCCTTTAATGGCTTTATTAAGAGTCTCCCCGCAAGCTATGCTCGTGCGATAGGAGGCTTCTGTTTCTCCTCAGCCTTTGGTAATGGACCCGGGGGTATCACCCTCGATGACACGGGAACAGCCCAGGTATCTGTGGTTATCAATGGTAGCGGCTACATTGAGGTTCGTCGGGGTGATAACATCAGCACGGTTATCGCCACCAGTACTCAGACAGTCTCCATTAACTCGGTCCACTGGATTGAGTATGACATCACTATCCATAATACTAACGGTATCATCAAGATTTGGCTGGACGGGGTAATAACCTCAATCAACCTTACCGGGCAGAATACTCGGGTTTCTTCGAACAACAGCTATAATCGTCTTTATAATACCTGTCGAGCAGCTTCAGGTTTCAGCCACGACTTTACCTTCGATCATCTTTATTTGTGGTGCTATACAGCCTCAGGCGGTAGCGAGACACCCGCATTGACTAACCCGATCATCGAAACTCAATGGGGAACGTCCGATGACTCGGTCGCATGGACCGTGGGCCTTCACGCTTGGCAAAACGAATACGAACTATTCACCTCAAACGCACCGGGCGCTAATCAGCTTGCTATTGTGCAATCCACCTGCGATGCTACTGGCAATCTTGATGCTATCGCCTTGATGCCCCAGGCGACGAGTGCGAGTGCGAAGTTCAAGGCAGTCGTGTATGCTGACAGCTCAGGATCACCGGGTGCATTGCTCGCTACCGGTACTGAAGTCACCGGATGCACTTCCGGGACGCTTTTGAACTTGCCCTTCGGGTCATCCTTAGCGGTAACTCAAGGAACTGTGTATTGGATTGGTTATATCACGGATACTTCGGTATCGATCTCGGGGAATAGGAGATCGACCGGATACAAGAAAGCTAACACCTACGCTTCGGGTCCGCCGTCTCCCGCGGGGAGCGGTTTCACCACAGGGCAAACGACCTGGGACTTCTTGGGTATCATGACGGGTATCACCACCCACTATACCCAAACGGATGCATTGTTGGCTTTGGACAACCTTGACTATAACTTCAGCGGCACGGTTAATCAGGAGGACCTGTTTGGTTTTCCGGCCTTGTCATCGACCCCGACCAATATCTACTCGATTGCGGTAAAGGGTCGAGTGGTAAAGACCGATGCCGGTATCCGAACTCTTGATATGAGAACCAAGTCAGGTGCGACTTCTAGCTCGGGTAACCTTACAGCATTGCAGCCATTGGTAACTTATAGTTATGTCTCCTCATACTTCCAGACTGATCCCAACACGGGTATAGCCTGGACGGGTGCAGGAGCGAACGCTGCGAAGCATGGCATTAAGGTAGCAAGCTGATGGCCGTAGGAAACTTTACTTGGTTTAACCAAGCTCTCAAGAAGATCGCCGACGGGACGATCAACATCAACGGCACTTCCTTCAAGGCGGTGCTGACAACGGTATCTCAGTCGATCGATAAAACCTTTGCCGGGACATCGACCAACTGTAGATACGCAGACCTCACGGCTGAGCTAACAACAGCAAACGGCTATACCGCCGGCGGTGTTGCTTTAACGTCCGAGCTATTAACCCGTGCGGCAAATGTAGTCAAATGGACAGCTGATCCAATCTCCTGGTCTTTGAGCGGGGCTATCAACTTCAAGTATCTTATCATCTATGACGATGCTGCCACCAATAAAGACCTACTATGCTTCGTAGACTTCGATGTTGGCGGATCTTCCAACATAACGGGTAACCCGCCATCCATAGTTATCACTCCTGACACCGCCGGTATTCTTTCCTGGAGTCAACCATGACCACGTTTCTTGATCGAGTTAAGTTCACCGTATCGGGAACACCGGGAACTGGCGCTGTCACTCCCGGTTCTGCAGTATCTACTTTTCAGACGCCTTCTGGTGCGGGTGCTGTTTCGGGTGATGTACTCCCCATCACCTTTGTAGATGGTACAGCCTGGGAAGAGAGTTATTGCCTGTGGAATGGTACTACCCTTACTCGAACCTTGCTTCGATCCTCCACAGGATCACTGTTGTCTTTAACGTCCGCAGCTGTGGGTGGTGTTACCCTATTCGCTCAAGACTTACCCGTAAGATCAAGTAGCCTGGTATTTGTAGATCAGCAGGTATTAGGGTCGACCGCTGCAAGCGTAACCTTTTCTAATATCCCTCAGACTTATGAAGATCTGGTTATCGTTGTTGATGGTGGTAGTGTCCTGAATAACTCCGCTACTACTGCTGTTCTAGGTATCCAGTTTAACGGTGATACGGGAAACAACTACACTTACACCATGCTCGGGACCTATGGTGCGGGAACGGGTTTCTCGAATAACTCGGGCGCTGCTAACTCCATGGGATTGGGTCTCAATGCAAGCGCGGGCACAGCCGGTGTTCCATTTAGCTTCAACGAGATCGAGATAGCTAACTATCGGAGTTCGACTCGCAAGTCGGGTATCTGTCAATTCTCATCGATCCAGGGGAATGTCGGTATTTGCCAAGGAACAGCCTCTGGTAACTGGACAGGCACCGCCGCAATCACCTCTGTAACTATCGTTGACAGGAATGGAAACAACTTTGCTGTAGGCTCCAAATTCACTCTGTATGCACGTGCCAAGTCCAATGGTGTCGGGTCGAACGATCCCACCCTTTACCTGATCCATGACCAAACGCTGGCAGCCACGGCTGCAACCTATGATGTCACTGACATTCCACAGGGGTATGAAGACCTCATTGTGATGGTGGAGTCTCGCCAGAACACGGGTGCTGTTCAGGCGTTCAACGTCAGGCCAAACAACGATACTGGGGCGAACTACACAGCATACATTGAGAACAGGTTTGGTTCGGCGACCTTTACCGATCATTTCCGATTTGGTTGTTCGGAGGCCGCCACAGCTACGGCCAGTGTCTTTGCGCCCAATGAGGGTGTGATCTTTGGGTACTCGAAGACAAACCGCTACAAGGATTTTCAGAGTCACGGCTTCTACCCTTCCCAGTCCTTTGAGGATAGGTGCAGTGGTGTATGGCGCAGTAACTCTGCGATCACCTCTCTTCGACTGTATCCAGATGCCAACAGCTTCGACATTGGGACACGGATCCGTGTCTACGGGCGGAAGCCGAGTATTGCACTCGCCTCGTTCGGGAACATCTACACTGACAAGCAAAGCTTGAACGGCCTGGCTACCAAAACTCTCACTGTCCCGGCGGGTTACTCGACGCTGCGTCTTATCCTCAATGGCGCAACCCTCCAGGCAGCCCTACAAGACAATCCGGTAATCCGGGTCAATGGACTTTCAACCTCGATATATTCCACACAACGGCAATACGGGTTCGGTAGCACTAATACGGCGGACCAAGGATTGTCCGCCACTAGTTGGAGCGCACAACTGGCGGGGCTGCCCGGGACTACTGCTCCTGCTAATTCGTCGGGGTTCATTGACCTGGAGATCTTCGATTATGCTAACTCTGTATTCAGGAAGACCGGCAAGTTTCACGGCCGTCAGCCCTTCAGCACTGGGTCGCCCGACTGCTACAACATGCAGGGTGCCCTTGAAGTTAACCTCACTTCCGCCATAACTTCAATATCCGTGGCTACGGGTAGCGGGGCTAACTTCAAGGATGGTTCCACCGTTGAACTGATATTGCTGCCGTGATCTTTGGTGATAGCCCTTTAGGGACAACCCCCTTTGCATCTTGGGATGATGATGCGGGGTATAGGCCTGGAACGGTTACTGTAACCTTTACGGGGTTTCAGCCAGCGATCAGCGGCATCAGTCCTTTACGGGTTACTCAGCTCTTCAGAGAAACAATGTATTCACCCAACCCCACGGTTAGGGTGACACAAGTCTTTCGTGAAGTCTTACGTGCCGCTGTCGTTCCGCCTGTTCGAGTTACCCAAGTGTTTAGGGAGAGTCACTATGGACCCGTAGCACCGCCGGTAAGAGTTACCCAAATCTTTCGTGAAGTTCTAAGAAGCTCATCCTTTACCCTTGATGTGGATGATAGCTTCATAACCATCCTATGGTAACAGGAGGAAGTATGTTTCAAAAATGGAAAGATCGATTGATCGATGAAGCAAGGAACTGGCATAAGTTCTGGTCCAATCGCCTTGCGATCCTGTGGGGCCTGATCGTCACCGCATTCTGGAATGACCCGACAGCACTGCAGGAGATCGTCAATGTTCTGCCTGAGTCGACCCGGGCGCTGCTGTCACCGATAGTGCTCGCGATTGTCGCAGGACTGCCGATCATCGTGCGCCTAGTGAAACAGAACAACCTCACGAGGGAGTAGAGTATGGCGATTATATGGCCAAAGCCGCTTCCCGCCTGGATTGAAGTGGCGATGAAGTATCGGGGGCTCCGGGAAATTCCGGGTAAGGCCCATGCCCCCAAGATCCAACTAATGCTCAAGAAACTCAAAGCCTGGTGGTCAGACGATGAGACACCCTGGTGCGGGGTGTTCGTTGGCTTCTGCCTCAAAGAGGTCGGGCTTGCTATCCCTAAGAACTGGATGCGAGCTCGTGACTATGAAGGCTGGGGCATCGGTAAGTTGATTGATCCCATCCCGTTCGGTTCGGTATGCACAAAGACTCGAGTTGGTGGCGGTCACGTATTCTTTGCGGTTGCACAGACCCGTGACGGGCAAACAGTCTTCGGGTTGGGGGGTAATCAATCGAACATGGTCAACATTACGGCCTTCAAGCGGAAAGACATCACCGCTGTTCGATGGCCGAGTGATACCTCAGCACCGGTGATGCAACTGCCTTTTGCTACGTCAGCAGAATTAGCAGCTGCATCCATCGGCGGGAGCGAGGCTTAACGAAAATAGTTCTGATCATGGATGCGGCGTAATTCGTCTTGGGTGTAATCACCCCGACGCCTACGTTCTTCATCCCCACTATAGCCTCGCATCTCATCAGTGAAGCGAGGTCTGCCCCGTCCCGGGAGTTGTAGTGATCCCATGCGATTTTCGGGCGGGGCTTCTTGCCAATCAAATTCGGGAAGCCTTTTCAATGTCGCTTCGATCAAGTCGATAGCGACCCCCGCATTTGTAATGATGTCTTTTTGGACATCGATCTCCCTCTCAAAGAAAATTTCCAGAGGATTTTTCCCTTCACCCTTATAGATCAATCGTGATTTTAATCTTTCCTGGACGGCGATCTCTCTTTCGGCCACAGGGATGCGGTCCCTTTCCGTGTGAAGCTTCCGGTTCAAGTTCTGAGATATTAACACGAAAGGGCGAGCGTTATTGAGCACCTCGACCCCATTGGTGTTGATCATCTCTTCAAAGCAAACGACAATGAAACGATCCACCTCTTCCTTGCTTCGTTCCTCCCTCTTGATCTTGCCATTGCGATCATAGTAAGCTCGCTTGTCCTCGTCGATCAAGGTCTCATAGGCTTCATTTAGCTTAGCGATCTTTTCTTCCGCCTTGGGGTCATCCGGGTTAAGATCGGGATGACACTCCATAGCCTTTCTTCGATAGGCTGACTTAATCTGCCTAATCGTCGCTGTGGTCTTCACCCCTAACAGCTCATAGAAATTCATTGTCCATTCTCCGAGTTGAGGCGCTCGACCTCAGCCTTGTTCTTGTCGATAGCATCCCATGTGGAGTTGAGCTTGCTACGACAATCATCGACCGTCTCGAACAACTGGGCCAACAAGACAGACGTTGCAGTCTCATCAGCAACCTTCCGCTTCTTCGGCGTTGTCTTGCATGATCGCAAACGTTCGTCCGGTTCGACTGATTGCAGCTTTGTTTTCGTGACGATCCTAATCCCCAGCTGGGGCCTTTCTTTCCCACAGGAGGCTAGTGTCAGGGCGATCAAGGGTAGAAAGTATCTCATAACTTTCCTTTCATGTATTTTACTATTCTCTTGAACTCATGAAGCGACCCATTGCTCTTGAGCCAGTTAGCTCTCCAGCTTATTACCCGAACATTACCTCTCACGTAACCAAGGTCGTTGTCTATCCTATCAACGGTCGGGTAGTTATCTTCACTATAGTGAACTTCAAACGTCAAGGGGATACCAAGGACGGGGCACTTATCAGGTATAACCAGGTCCTCTACGGTGAGATTAAAGCCCTGGCCTCTCATCCTAGATTTATTTTTGGTATTCTTCCAAAGATAATAACGAGGATCATGGGTTTTAAGGTATTCCCTACGTTTCTTCACCTGCCTACTTCGTTGCTCACCAGTTGTTCTTCGTCTCTTGATATTCCTTGCCGTGACCATATTCAGTCCCCCGACGGTGCCTTCCTGTCCCAGAGCAAGTCTAACGTCCGCTGGACAAGAGCAAAGTCGCACTTGTCAGAAGGAGCCGAGTTCGTGATGTCATGCTGGAGTTTTTCATAGAAATCTTCCCTTGCTGTGGCGAGCAAGTTTTCAGCATCGCCTATTGCCTTGTTGGTTTTCTGGAGATTACGATATTCGTTGGCAAGTCGCTCGTTCTCCTTGTTCGCATCAACCGCTTTCTCAAGTTCACCCTTGAGCTGAGTTGTTTGACGAGTTAAGGTGATCTTGTCGTCCTCGAGAGACTTGACGTAGTTGATATGGTTATAGATCGTTATGCCGATAACAACCAAGCAGATAATCGGTATAGCCCACCATAGGATTGCCTTGATCTTATCCTTGGTGAACCACCCGAGCAATTTCAATGCCCAAGTCATGATACCTCCTGTTTCTCGAATACTGTCCTAGCCCACTTGACTAGGTCGGGGTCAGCTTTGTAGCCGGCATTTACCACCGTCACTATTCGCCCCGGGATGCCGGCTCGACGCATGAGCTTCCGGATGCGAGATACATGGATGTCGAAGATCTTGGGCTCGGGACCCCCATCATCCCGTTCGCCATAGATAAGTAAATGTAGTGAGTCACGGCTAACAATCGCCGGGGCTCGTTTGATCAAGATGCCGAGGATACTCGCCTGCCTGTGGGTTATACCATGGCCGACGGACATTAATGCCCCCACTTCAGATGAACTGCCAGTCAAAGACTTTAGCTGTTCATCCTTAAGGGCCACCGTCTCCTCGAGCTGTTGTTCGCGGGTCAATTCGGTTGCCACTATAAATGCCCTCCTTCCGGGGCATGATACCGTCCAGCAATGTGCCCAGTCAATACAGAGGCACATGAGGACGATTGCGTCAGCGTTCTGGCAGTTGAATTGATCGCGCAGGAAGCGCGTCAGGTGTAGCGATCAGCTCTAGTTGATCATGTATCGCATCGACCTAGCGCAGCTACTGAAAAGCGCCCGGATCGTAATGACCCGGACGCTTATCAAAGTTTCATCAGGAACCTCAAGGCCCTGGTCAGGCGAGAAGGATCAGTCCTTGGACTTCTTCTTCTTGTCCTTCTTCTTGTCGCCCTTGCCGCTTTCCTTGTCGGCCTTCTTGGACTTGCCCTCATCGGACTTCAGCTTGGCGGCGACTTCGTCGAGGTCACCCTTGGTGTTCCAGCCATAGCTCTTGCCGGCCTTGTCGATACCGGCGTTCCGCAGCTTGACGCGCACCGAGGCCGCCTCGATGCCCAGCTTTTCGGCCAGGTCGCTCACGCCATACTTGAACTCCGGCGCCGCAGCCTTCTCGGTCTTTTCCTTCTTGTCGGCCTTCGCAGCCTTGCCCTTGGTATCAGCCTTGGCGGCCTTTTCCTTCTTTTCCTTCGCCATGATAATTCTCCTCAGCGGTTGGTACGTTTCTTCAGACGATCGTAGAAGATGTTCGTGATCGACTGTTTTCTTGTTACACCGGTAAACAGATCAGTGTCAATAGAATTATCAGCCAGCAGTAAATAAAAATCTGCAGCCGTCGAATAAGTCAAGAAATTCAACCTAGCTAACATCTGTGAATAATCGATATAGGAATGCCCCATCGAATACACAAAGGCTTTCCTGGCACGATAAAGGTCAACGCCGACGCCTCCGGTTTTTTGCTGACATACCATAACGTCGTATCGACCAGCTTGGAAATCTAAAAGCATCTGCGTCCTGACAGGATCGCGCTTCATATCCTTTACCTTACCCCACAGTCTCGCGATGCTTCGTTTCGGCCATCCCAGTTCATTGAGCAATTCAGCTATAGCATGGACTTCCCAAACAAACTTGCAGAAGATCACAAAGGGCTCATCATCAATATGTTCTTCGAGAGCCTCAATCAATGCGGCCTGCTTACCCCTGCCGACCCTGTGGACATTACCATCCTCGTCCTTAAGGAAACCCCCGGTGATTTGCTGGAGCTTCCCCATTTGAACTATCTTGAGGGGGGTCTTAACGACAACTCCTTTATGTTTTACAACCATGTTCCGCTCGAGCTCATCATAGACAGCTCGTTCTTTCTTGTGAAGCTTCACAGGTAACACTGTTACATTGGCCGGGATCAATCCTGCATCTTCTTCGGAGATCCGCATAGCATAAGGCGCAATCTTTTTGATAAACCTCTTACGGCCCTTTTTCGTTAGCGGTGCTTTCTTCCTTGCAATTCGTTGCTGAAGGATAGCCTTCTGTCGAGCAACCATGCCCCTTTTCTTTTCAATGTCGATCTTGACTTCAGCAACGTAATCTCTTTCCCAGGATGGAAAGCTGTCACCGAACACACCCACCTCCACAAAACGCATGATAGCCCACAGGTCCTTTTCATCAAGGTCCATAGGCGTGCCGGTCAAGGCTAGTCGGCGTTTCGATACACGACCAAGTTTCCAAGCATTCTTGCTGCTGATCGAGGTTCGGTTCTTCAGACGTTGAGCTTCATCGTAGATTGTTCGATCCCATTTGATCTTCAGCAAATCTTTGATGATGCTATCTACAGCTTCGTAGTTAAGCAGGAGTATTCGGTGGGGCGGATAGTTGAACGGTATTTCTTGTTTACCCGCCTCGATAAAAGACTTCAGGTCAAGGTGCACCGAGTACCAAGGTAGCTTCTCCGCCAGGAATTTTACCCAAGTGCTTTTTAAGTTCGTTTTTGGCCCAATCAGCAGAACGTCGTGGACGTCTTGTTTTTCCACGTCCAGTACTGCGCCCGTAACCCATGTCTTCCCCGAACGCTGCGCGAAGAGTGCGGCAAATCCACTTATAGAGCTTGCGGCCCTTACGCCTTTTACCTGATGAGGATGTAGCTGCTTTAACCAAGGCGATCGCTTGTGCGCTGCTTTCCACAATACACGCCACTGATCCTTCGTCACGCCACTCTTCGAGTGTTTGAAGTTGTAGTTCCGAAGGTTTCCCATCAAGGGGGATTTTGACTTCGAATTTGAAGCTGACTGTTTCACATACGCCGTCGATGTCGGGCATACCCGCTTCCTGGAACCCCGACCCATGAACCTTCCACCATTTCCCGCCACACTCACGCTTCAGGTCCTTCTTGATCTTCTGTTGAAGTCGGCTCTCGGCTTTCTTCGCCATTATTCCGGGTTCTTATAACCGGGGAGAAAACGAACCCCGTGAGTATTGACTTTAGCAGGTCTCCACACAAGGCCGCACTCCTGACAAGCATGGGTATGATGCGGAACCTTCTCGAACTCAAGTTCATCGATATGCCTGTGCCCATTTGGGCAGAAAAGGATCATGGGTATTGTCTCGTAGTCATTACCCTTCTCAGTGAACAATAAGAAAGGGGGCTCCTGGGGTAATTCAGTGCTCATATAATCCTCCTAAAAGAAAAGGGAGACCCGATTGCTCGAGCCTCCCACCTTCGGTATGCCACGATCACCCATCAGCCTGGGCTCTCCATAACATGATGTTAGGCAGCTATCCTGGGATATCCGGTCCCGTGACATGCGACCCGAAGGATTTACCAGGGCAATCAGTCTTCGATCAGGTCCTTGTCCTCAAGGGCGCTGATCACAGCAGCAGCCTTCTTCTTGTCGGACTTGAAGTCGCTGAGGTCGACATCCAGGTCATGTTCCTTGATGAGCTTCTTCAAGCCCTTCTCGTCAAGTTCCTTGACCTCATCGGCGTCGAGTTTCTTCGCCTTCTTGGACTTCTTGCCGTCGTCCTTTTCCTTCTTGCCGCCCTTTTCGGACTTGTCCTTCTTCGAGGATTTTTCCTCCTTGTCAGACTTCTTGTCCTTCTTGGACGACTTCTCCTCGTCGGCGCCCTTGTCCTTGGACTTCTTGTCCTTCTTCGACTTCTTGTCATCCTTATCGCCTTCATAGGCAGAGGCAACATCGAAGTCGACCAGGCGAGCGTTTTTCTTGCCCTGATAGGTCTCGTGACCGACGACACCCATGAACTCCATGTCCACGTAGTCTTCGTATTCGAGCTCCATCTCGTCGTCGGGAACATCGACGCCCAGTGCCGTCAGGAAGGCATGCAGCTTCCACAGGCTGGTTTCGGTGTGCGGGCAATAGAGATACAGCTTGGCGCCTTTGTATTCGCCGGCTGCAATCTCGCAGATGAACACTGATTGGTCATTGCCCTTCGAGGACTCTTCCTGCTTCGCTTCGAGGACCTTGCAGAGGTAGTCACCCTCGGCCGGTGTCCGACGCGACTCGACGCCCTTGAAATTGACCTTCACGGTGCTCTTCTTGGTGGAACGACGTGCCATTAATTATTTCCTTCCTTCACTATGGCCATAATATCTTCGTAGGTTGGGTCGACGATAAAATCGGGAGCCTTGATCTTCTTCGGCTTCCGCACCTTGGTGGTGTAGATTTCGTGGGGCCCAAGATGCAGCGAAAACTGCTTCTTGATATCCCAGTAAGTCTTATTCTTCTCGTCCTTCTTCTTCGTCCTTTTGACTCGGATGAAGGTGTGACCGATGATGCTGACCGAAGCATTCAGATCATCTTTAACTGACGGTGACAGGCGGGCACCAACCTCCGGTGCAAGCGCCTCATCCTCGTCTTCCTCATCCCCCAGGTTGAAGATCCTCTCCTGGCAGATGAAAGCTTGTTCAAGCGGCAGGTTGCGAACATCCTGGATTGCCGCCTTCATGTCGCCTGCGATAGCACCCCAGTCCTGTTTGGTCATGGTGCCCCAATCGCCGGCTTGTTTGTCTTTAAGTCTGCTGTCCTTCTTTTTCTTTTCCTCGAACATCTCACGGACAAGCATACCCTGAAGCTGTGTCAGGGTATCAACCACAATGGACTTGTATTTGAGCTTGCCTTTGTTGGCCTTCTCCAACGCCCATTGAATGATCTTGTGGAAATCATCACTGGACTTGATGTCTACGACAGTGATGTCTTTCTCATCATTGATGGAGTCAGTTCCATCATCGAGAATGTTCAGATAAAGGATCGGCTTGGGGAAAGTCGCGGAGAGCGTTGTTTTCCCAGTACCGCTGCGACCGTAAATAGCAAACCCATTATGGTATTCCTTTTCGGCTACCGGACGACCACCGGGCGGCATGTCCTCCTTACGCAACACGGACACTTCTTTGTCCTTGCGTTTTGATTTGTCTTTGGGCATAAGTGGTTCCTTCGGCTCAGGCTGTCGTTATATCACCGCGAAAAACTACAAGCAACCGCTTTTTAGTCATCGCTGACGCGGTCCGAGGCATCCCGTTTGTGACTTTGGTCCTCAGCGGTATAGTGAGCCTTGATAACGAAGTCTACATCGTTCCCATGGACTTCCGCTTTGCAGATAGCCTGATAGTCACACATGCGGCAACCCCAACCGATAGTCCTTGGTTGATCGCCTCTGTGGAGGTCGTGTATCTCCTTGGCGGTCTGAACAAAGTCATTCCATATGCTATCAACTACTCGAGGACGAACGGGCGCGAATACGCGGACAAAGCGTGTCGACCGATTTTCTTTTGCGTCAGTCAGCAGCTTTGTATACTGCTTCTTATCATGGCCTTCCTTTTTGATCCAGGCCTTGATTGCTGAAGGCAGGGAGTCAATCCTAGCCTGAGATACCTTGCCTGTTTTTGTCAGCATCCCGGGAACCATTAACGGTTTACTGCTGATATAATCCCACAGGACGCCGTCCAATGAAGGACCCCCAACCATCTCCATTGCACGGATATAGGTAGCGCCTTGGACTGAACGCCAACGGTCTTCTTCGCTCGGTTGACGCTTAAATGTCTTATGCTCCTCAAGCCACTTGAGTTTATTCGCTTTGACCATCGAGTCTATTCGACCCGTAAACCAAAGCCCGTCCTCGAGCTCTATCCGGAATTCATGCTCAGACTTACGACCCTTGAACTCGATAGGCTTGAGGCTTCCCTCGTAGTGATCGAAGTAGTCCTTCATGATAAGGCGGATGTCCTCGATGATGTCGCCATACATCTCTCGTTCCTTTCGGAACATCTTGCCTTCTTCAAGATCGATTTTCTTCAAGACCTTGAAGGCATCCTGACCCTCGAAATCTGCCTCGAGCATTTCATGAACAATGCCGCCGAAGGCAAAAGGCCTCCGACGACGCTTGGGAACAATCTGCAAGATATACTTATAGTAGAACATCTTGCGGCACTTACGCCAGGCGTTTACCTTAGATTGGCTGACATTGATATAGCCTTCGGGGCTGACTATGCTGCCATGGTCGTGACCCGGTGATGCCTTAGGCGTACTCGATTTCGATGTCTTTTTGCTTGACTTCGCCATATTTCTCAATCCACTTCTCGTAACTGATCCCAGCACCCCAAGGACCTATCGTTCCATCAGCACAGATAGGCACCTTAAGATCGATTTCAAACTTCTGCAACAGCTCGGGTCCTGACATAATTCTCAGTCCGTGATCCCAAACAGCCTTGACATGATCGTTCCGGACCATCATCAAGATAGCGTCATGCACAGTCCCGACAATGCGGAATGCTTTCTTCGGGAAGTACTTAGCCATTTCAAGTGCCGCCATGAGGTTGAGCTCATTGGCGAACGATTGGACCGGGCTGTTGATCGCCTGACGTTCAGCCTCTCTCCTCTGCGGAGTATCCCTGTGGGACATAGCATGAGGCAGTCGACGTTTACGACCGCTGAGTGAACGGACATAACCATTGGCGTTTGCGAACCGACGTTGGCGTTTATGCCACTTGGGGAATGCGGGGTAAAGGTCGAAGAATGCGACACGCGATGCTTCGGCTTCCTTGTCCGTAACTTCAACGCCGTAGTTATCACGTGCATATAGTTTGAACTTCTTCCACCACATGCCGTATAGATAACCGAAGTTGATAGCCTTTGCTTTCTTGCGATCCTCCTTCCAGTTAACGAAGGCTTCCTTGAGCTGCTTTGTTTCAGTCCAGTGCTTGACAGCATTGACTGCCTCATCGCCACCAATCGACAGCACATATTCTACTGCCTCATGATACTTCATCTTCTTGTACTTCTTGCCCTCCATTTTGTGGTGGGCTTTGGCAGTCTTTATCATTTCCTTTTTACGACCACCACCGCGTTCAATCTCACGGATCGCCGTTTGCCAGTGTGGATCGCCGTCTTCAAAGAAGATCTGTAATAGGTTTTCTTCATTAGCCAACTCAGCTGCAATACGCAACTCAATCTGACTAAGATCCATTTCCATTAGTGTCCATCCTTCCGGCGCTGTAATCAGCGTTCGGATGCGTGGGTCACGGGGGACTTGCTGGAGGTTGGGGTGCTCACAAGATAGCCGCCCAGTAACAGTCCCGTGAAGCTTGAAAACAGGATGAAGATAACCCTCAGTGTCGAGGAAAGGCTTCCACCCTTCAATGAACCCGGACAGTTGCTTAGTAGCAGCCCTAAACTTAAGAAGGTCGTTGACCATAGGATGATCGATACGAAGCAGTACAGACTCACTGGTCGACTCCTTTCCACCCTTGGTTTTTTCAACACTCTTTATCTTCAGGACATTGAAAAGAAGGTCAGCGAGTTGATCGCTTGACCCCCAGTTTATTTTCCCAGTCTTTGCATCGACCTTCTTAGCTTTTGCTGCCCATGGCTCGAGGTTTGTTTGAGCCTTTGACAATTCCTCACGCAGATAGGCTTCAGCATCGTCCATTTGCTTAAGGTTGATGTAAACGCCTTGGTACTCAGCATTCACGAAGAGTCCCACACAGGGCATCATAATATGCTTGAAGACTCGATTAACTTCGTAATCTTCACTTAGACGCTTTGCAAAGATCGGCTTGAGCAACCGGGTGTAGTAAACGTCATGAGCCGCATACTTCGCGTTATCCGGAGACCACTCAGTCTTTTCTTTACCGTCAATATCCCAGTCAGGAACACCGAGCTCTTTCTGTGCGAGATATTTCAGACCATGCTGGTCATTCTCATCCAATAGGTAGTGAGCAAGCATGGTGTCGAAATCGACTTTCCACTTTGCCCCGAACCTCACCTTCATCCACAGGCAGTCGAACTTGCCGTTATGGAAAACAGTGATGCACTTCTTCAGTGCCTTGCTAACTTTTTTGACTATCCAGCGTAGTCGTTGTTTCGACCATACACCGGCAGTCTCCATGGGCACGACCCATTGACGTTTCCTGCACCCGAACTGCATAGCTACCACTGCGGGAAGGTTCCCGTTGTGGGTAGCCTTGTGATCCTTGATGTCGTTGGGGGAAGCTTTCTTCGATGCGATTAACTCATCGAGCATCGTCATGAAGGGGTAGAGTCTCGAGGTTTCAAGGTCAACGGCAACAGTGCCGGTAAGGTCCTTGAGCATTTGTTGCACCTTTTTCTCGGTGTCAACAATAGTGTAGTCTAGTCCCTTTTCTTCAGGAATACCCCCAAAATCAAGGCACTCTTTCAATCTCCTAACATCACCTTCAATAACGCTTACCCACTTTTCATCGTGGAGTGCATAGTTGGGATGGTAGATAGGCAGGACAACCCGGCCTTCATGATCGATGGGCTTCCCCCGGAGGTTCCTAATACCACTACGCCCGAGCAACGCCTCACAAGGAGTGTTGCCCAGGAGTAGCATAAGTTTAGGATCAACTTTCTTGACACGCTTCTGGACCTGTGGGATACGATCCCGAAGCATTGTCTTCGTTACCCGTTTGCCGTCGGGCAATCCCTCCTCAAGAACATCGGTATATGATAGCTTCTTGGGGTTGAAGCCCGCCTTCACCAAGGCCTCGTTGAGGATCTTCTTGGCCCGGCCGTTCATGTCGGGGTCTTGCCCGACAATCATGATGTCTTTTTGTTTTAGTTTCTTCACGGGTGCTCAACCACCTGTCGAGAAAAGTAATCCACGATGTAACCCGCCGGTGTCACCTCGAACACAGGGACTTTCTTTTCCCATAACAACTTCAAGGGTGAAGGGTCTCGATAGGCTCGTTCAAAGAATACCCTGCCGATAACCTGGCTATCGATGATAAGCCTGGCACAATCCTCACAAGGACTATCAGTGCAGTAAAGGTCAAGTCCGCCATTGGGGCAATACCCTACCAGCGACATCGGCAAATGACTGATGGCATTACGCTCAGCGTGGGTTGTGCCGCAGCGACCCGGTACTACGCCCGGGCATTCGTTGCCGGCGCAATGCGCTGCTCCAGGTGCTGCACCGTTCCAGCCGATTGAGACCGGTCGATTGTCATGCGTAATGACGGCGCCAACATTCAACCTCATGCACGTTGATCGCTGGGATGCCAGTCTTGCGATCCCCATAAACATCACGGCCCTCGAAATACGTCCCATCTAACCGATCCTTTTCAAGATGTATGCCGCGGCTTTCTTGGAACCTGGCAGAGAGAAACCCCAGCGAGCCTTGAATAGCTCGCTGAGGCAAACCCAACGGATCAGGAGTCTCACCGGCTGAGCCCCCAAAGTTGAAGGTAGTCATTCTTGAACATATGCAGGGAACCGATCTGCATGTAGAAGTTCCCCAGCTTGAGGGGCTCATCTCGTCCCAGACTATGTAGTCTATCTGCCACCCATTGAACGAGACGGAGGGTGAGGAACAGGTCGTCACGGAAGTGTCGGACGAAGTCACAGGACCGGATATGATAATTAATGTGCATACGGCCATCGCGGACAAGGAAATGGTACCCAATAGTGCAAGGCGCGCGCTTGCTACCACCGCCCGTGTCTTCAGGGAACCATATGGGCAAATAGGCCTGTCGAGTGAGTTCATCACCTGCAAGAAGTTCGACCACGTCATTGAGGTCTCCATACTCGTACTTGATACCATGATGAGGACGAGGCATCACACCGCCGTTACTGTCACGATATTCATGGAGAGGGCCCATGATCTGCTCAGGCTCTCGGGTAGCATTGGCTATGAAGCCTGCGTATTTCGGCCAGTACCGCTCCATGTAGTTATGATTGAACTTGCCATTATCATCAAGGAAGGTTGAGGCCTTGTTACCGTAGGGCCACTTGGACCATTGAACACCAGGATTGACGGGATACCCACAGACTCGTTCCCAAAAATGCTCCTCAGCCCAAGGCATATTAGGTTCAATATCGCTGACTGCATTGTTCATCGCATCAGCAAGACCATGAACTCCTCGGTCATACTTCGACATCTCAACCCCAAAGGAACAGTTCGCTACTTCGAAGGTAGCCATCTCCGGCATTTTGGAGATGTCGGTCCCCTGCCATCGAGAGGTATGAACAACACTGCTGCGATACCTCAACCAGTGCGCTGCCTGGTCGATGCACTGCTTGAAATCAATATATAGCTGAGGCTTCACTTGCTGTCCCCCTTCTTCTCAACATAGGCGTTCCGATGGCCAGGATGATTGTCCCGAAGATATTTCGTAAGCTTCTTTCGCTTCTTCCCCGTAATCATTTTGTCTGCTGTTTCCTTGACCTTCATAGCTTGAGCGAACTTCTCGATCCCGCGAAAATGCTCATCGCATAAGTATCGAGCTGTCCATTTTATCCACCAGTCAAAGAAGTGCCGGTCTTTTTCCCTGAGTTTATTTAATTTATCCTCCCACCCTTTCCAGTGAGCTATTGCGGTTGCGGCATATTGAGGATGAATAGTAACATTTGCAAAGTGACAAGTCATCCCCATAAATTCCATGCCCGAGAAGTCAAATCCGTCTAGCAGGATGTCTCGAATAAACACGAGGTCGGCGGGGAATTTCTTGAACAGCTCTGTGGTCCTATAGAATACATCGATCTTATACGCTTTCTTGCTCAGCTGAGTGATAACGACCGACTGAATGCAAGGCCCCATGACTGAGGCCCGCTTCGACTTCTTCACGATGTCATTCTTGAGGAAGTGATTGTAGGTGGTAAATCCCACAGAGCCGTAGGAGGGTTTCTTGCGACGTTCTTCCCAGAGCTTAAGAGCTGCGGCCTTCGACTCGGGATGAAGGTATCCCTTGATCAATAGGCCGAGCTTGTTGCGGGTATATCCGCAGTCAGCTAGCGTGAGAGGGTCGTCCTCGTCCCATAAGTCGTAGAATACAAGCTTTCGGGTTTCTAGGATTTTCCTAGCCCCCGAGAATAAGTCAGCCTTCATCAAAGAAAGCCTAAAACAATGATCAAGCCATTCTTTTTTCAAGTGAGCCTCCGCTTCATGTATTTATAAATAGCCTTTATTTCTTCAAGGGAGGCGTCCGACTTAAGGCGATTAGCCCGCCAGCTTATTACTTCGACATTGCCCTTGATGTATCCTTTTGAGGTATCCACCCTGTCAAGAGTGGGTGAACCGTCTTTAACTGTTCTTGATCCCATCACTATAGGAATACCCAAAACGGGGCATACTTTCGGTATTTGAATGTCTTTCTCAGTGATGGTTACAGGCCAACCCCTTTTGTTGGCTAATCGAATTAAAGACTTTTCGGGGTTTTTTCTCCTCCAGGATTTGGCTTTCTTTTGGATTGTTATCTTATCCTTAGGTTGGCTATCCCTGTCCTTAATACATAATACACATCCGCCTTTAACTTTTCTTTTAGCGATGTGCCCCCGTTTACAGGGCTTACCGGTGAAGTAATAGTCTTCACCGTTATTGATAGCCTTTCGTCTTAATCCCGGAGGAGGCATTAGTATTCCCCGCTGTTACTGAGCTGTGTTTATATCAGTAATGTCACCCAAGTTCAACGCCGGTTTATGAGCATGATCTCGTACCAGGTCCCGGTGATCCGGCTCAATCCAGCCTTCCGGTTTAACTACATCAAAGGTCGATCCCCGCTTTGACTCCTCGGGCTTCTCAGCACGCTTCTTTAGCATATTCGCCCTGTGGACTCGGCGCCATGCTTCTTTGAAAATACGAGGACCGAATTGAAGGTAGGCCGTACCGAGTTTGACATAAACGCCGTCGACCAGTGCGTCGAGCTGTTTATGTAGTCCCTCGACAATGCCCTCGTCATCCTCTGTCTCGGCAGCGATGACAAGGGCCTCTCCCTCTTCTTGATATTCGTCGGTCTCCTCCCGGTCAAACAGGATGCGGAAATCCGCTAAGTCCTGACCGACATCATCAAGAACTCCGTTCAACAATCGGGGTTTGCCGTGATAGCCCAAGTCGAATTTCTCATGGAAACCAACGATGTCGCCCATCATGTCGACCGGTAAGTCTTGGGGGTCGATGCCGAGCGCAAGTTCAACGGTGGTCGACAACGCCTCAAGGGCAATGATGGTGTTCTTGTCAACACCGACACGATAGTTGTCCCCGTGCGCGTGAGCAGCCTTACGCATGGAGACAAGCAAGGTGATGAATTCTGTTGCTTCATCCTTATGGAACTTAATATGAAGGAACTCTGCGGGGTTTCCTTCCCGGTCAGTGAAGGCGACCAGGCGATCCCCGACTTCAATGGTTTCAATATCCAAAATCATTCTCCCTTCGTGCGAGCTTCAAAGAATATAACTGTATCGATCAATGCATCCATGTCGTCTCCAATGCGATAGACGAAGTGAGCATGCTCCGCCGCCCATTGGCGATATAGGTAGAGAAGTTTGTTGTAATTGTTTTCGACATCGGAGAGATGCTTCTCCGTGTCATGATCCTTGACCACGTGGCCACCGAGACCCCTGATGCCCGCATCGCAATAGATAATGATTGGGCGGCTCTCATAAAAGAGTCCAGTGCGTCCTGGAGTGATCGGATTTCCTTCGACCCTAACAGCTCCATAGATAGCGTTGGAAATAACAGGGTGTCTGACAAAGACCGTGTCTTTGAGGTCATGGTAGCGATCCACTCTTTCATTAATTTCTTTGTCTGACAAGGGAGGTCCTTCACTCTCTTGCACGAGACGATTGAGCGCGTTGGCAAGATGGATACCCAAGGTACTCTTACCACTGTTGTCCATACCTTCTATCACGATCATGAGCTAGGTCACCCCTTCAAGTATGCGGTGTTGACGCGGTCAACAAACGGTGTTAGTAAGTCTTTTCCGGCTCAATGTCAACCGCCGGTATCGTCGGGGTTTTATGAAACTTGAAGATTACTACACCGCCAAAGAGGCGGCGGCAGTTATGTCGATTGAGTATAAAACATTCCTTATGAGAGTTTCACGGGGGAAAATAAAAGTAGCTCGAATTGGACCGATGATCTTTGTGGAGAAAACTGTTATCCACAGTCTCCTCGATGATCAGGATAATGGGGAACCTCCCATTCGAGACCATCCACTCTACGGTCTCTATCGGGGGATGATCAGCAGGTGTGAAAACCCCAAAGCCAACGCTTATCATCGATATGGAGGCCGAGGGATTAAGGTTTGCAAGCGTTGGAGAGACGATTTCAAGGCATTTGTTGAGGACGTGGGCAAGCGCCCCAGCAAGAAACATTCTCTAGATCGTTACCCTAATCCCGATGGTGACTATGAGCCGAGTAACACTCGGTGGGCAACTTCAAAACAACAAAGAGCAAATCTTTCTAAGGGGTTGTCCAAGTGAGCTCAGTCATCTTCAACCTTTGGAACCATTTCCCCGGAAAGTACTTTTGTATCTCCACTAAAGATGGGGATGATAGGTGGAGAGACCATTTCTTCACTCCAGAAGACTTTGCAGAAGCAAAACAAAAAATCAAGACTGAGTGGGTGGATAGGAATATTTATTTCTGTGCCCACGGGTTCAATCGGCGCAATAGGCAGAAGGGTGACGCAGTCATGCCTCCCTGCCTGTGGGCTGACCTTGACCATGTCGATCCCCGAAAAATATCCCCGAAGCCTACAATCGCCATCGAAAGCTCCCCGGGTAGGTATGTCGGTTTGTGGCTGTTCAAAAACAAGAAGCCTCCTGAGCTCGAATATGGCGAATCTCTTAATCGTCGGCTCACCTATCACTTGGGCTGTGACAAAGGCGGCTGGGACATAACGCAAGTCTTGCGTATGCCCGGCACGAGAAACTTCAAGTATAACAGCCAACCTCGTGTCCGCCTTCTGTGGGATGACGGTCCAGTATGGCCTATCGGTAAACTTGAACAGATGCTGCCGCCTGATCCTCATGCTCGGGGTGTAGAGTCCGAGGGTGACCTCGATCCTGCTGAGGTGTTCTCGCAGTATGCCAAGAAGCTACCCAGCTGGGTTCGCCGTGAACTGACAGCCACTCGTCGTGTTGGCAAACATGACCGAAGCGAAATGCTTTGGAAGCTTGAGAACGAATGCATCGAAGTCGGCATGGACATGGATGAGGCATTTGCTGTCATCAAGGCCTGCGTGTGGAATAAATTTGCCGGTCGTCGTAACGAAGACCAACAACTTCGGGGAGAAATACAGAAAGCAGTTGACCTTCACTTCCGTCAAAAGTCCACAGGGAAAGATAGCCCCAAAGATAAGACCGACATCGAGAAACGACAAGAGGAAGAAGATGATGAGAACAGGGTTGGTCGCTTTTCTCTCAAGCCTTTGGGAGATGTTGAACGCGAAAAGATCAACTGGCTCTGGTATCCTTATCTTGCCCGGGGTGAAATCACGATCTTTGAGGGTGACCCAGGCCTCGGTAAATCTTACGCAGTCCAAATTATCTCCGCCCATATCGCAAGCAAAAAACAACTCCCCGCTCAAGAAGGAAAGCCAAAAGCCAAAGGCGGAAGTGTCGTTTACTTTGACTTCGAAAACAGCATGGCATCTGTCACAAAGCCTCGGATTGAAGACAACGGATTTAAAGGACTAAAGAATTTCTTCCAACAGGAAGTACCCTTCACGATTGATGACGATGAGGCGATGGAGGAAGTTTATGAGTTACTCCGAGAAGCAAAACCTAAACTCCTCGTGTTCGATACTCTCAATACTTACATCGGACGGGCTGATACCCACAAAGCTTCCGAGACCGCGCAAGCCTTTGGTATGTTCAAACAACTTGCCCGAGACTTCAACTGTGCCGTCGTCGTTATCCGACACCTTACAAAGTCTGGAGGATCCGCTATCAATCGAGGACAGGGATCCATCGTCTTCACGGGTACTGCCCGAATGGTTTATGTGGTGGGCGTTGACCCGGCCGACCATGAGACACGAGTGATCTGCTGTGTTAAGAACAACTTAACCAGAGCGCCTGCGGGCCTTTGCTTCACCATCGAGGAACGACCGAAGAAACGATCCGAGTTCATGTTTACAGGATGGTCAAAACTAACAGCTCAAGAGGTCCTCGACGCCTCAGCAAATGCACGTAAGGAAGGCGGTGAAGGCGAGGGCGTTCAGGAGGCAATGGAGTTCATTGAGGAACACTGCCTCAATCAAGCTATTGCCAAGGACAAGCTCATGCGTATGGCTGAAAAACGCGGCGTCGATACATCGATGATCGAACGGGCTGCGAAACGTATGGGAGTCAAGGTCAAGAAACGCGGTAAACTCGGTACCGAAGAATGGACCTTGAAGAAAAAGGAAATCGAAGACTAAGACTGATACTATAAAGGCGTCACTTCAAATCGAGGTGACGCCTTTATTTTAGCTTAGCGCTTACGGTAAGCCTTCTTCTTTATTTCTTCCTTGGGAATGAACTTCTTCTTCCCTTTTGCGCGAAGAGCCTTCGACTCCTCATGTTCCTTTGGCGTCATGCCCGCGTCAGGGTGGTACTTCGAGAGATTTGCACGTATGGTCAATGGACTTCTCCTACCAAAATAAGAGGAGACACTATCGGGGGAGGTGATAGTGTCTCCTCGGGGGGAACAATGTTTGCGTCGCTTCGAACTGTTGGTCTTGAGCCCCGCGTCAACAGTCACAATGTTCGGGGCTACATACTGATCCAAGTCATACACATCTCCTGATGTCGGCGCGTTCGTTGTCAGACATATGCAATATGATGCGATAATCACCCTTCGTCAACCAGTTTAATCTGCATCAAAATCCGCTCAACTCTCAATCAAGAAATGAGCAGTTGACTACCAGACCTGGCATCGTTTATTGTGTTCCTTGCGTTAATCATGACGCAGATGCACAATAGGGGTTACAATGACAACAACGCTTGCCAATCTCGAGAAGCTCAACAGACTTCGGGTCAATGCGAATATGTCTGAGCTCAAATCATGGAAGGCTTCCTCCGCGAAGCTCCAAGAAAAAATCCAGGAACTTATCGACGCCGGCCACAGTGATGCGCTCCCGGGCGCCAATCTTAAGGCTGCACCTTCAGTCACTCCTGAACTTCAGGAAGAACTGAAGAAGGAGGAAGAAACTGCAAAGACAGTTCTCGGTGAGTCAGCACTTGCCAAGTCAATCGACAACTCAACGCCCGAAGAGCCGAAGAAGGAAAAGCCTCGTGCTAAGCTTGCTCGCGGTCTTGACACTGACAGTTATGCTCGGCAGTCTCGCGAGAAAATCCGCGATCAAGCCGAAGCTGACAAGAGGGAAGCCAAAGCGAAAAGGAAAGCTGAGAAAGCTGCTCAAAAAGTTCAAGAGGGCGGTAAGAAAAAGAAGAAAAAAGACAAGAAGAAAAAGCAGCACGTGATCGATGACGCCAAGATCGTCGGCAAGGTTGACGAGAAGGCTGATCCCGAAAAGGCCGCTCGCCAAAAGAAACACATCGAGGACAAGCAGAAAGCTCGGGCTGCCAAGAAAGATAAGCCAAAGGAAGTCGATCCTGACAACTTCACTGTGGCCGACCTGGCACGTGAACTTGACATCGATCCGAAGACTGCGCGCAACAAGCTTCGGCGCCATGTCGACAAGATCGACAAGCTGCACAGTAAGGGCCAGGATAAGTGGACTTTCCCGAACTCTGCGAAGAAGGAAATCGCCAAGATCCTGCGGGGTGATAAGTGAAGAATAAGGCCGCTATCGCCAAGGACCATGACGCTCGGGCTAAGGCTCGGCGTCATGACGCCACCCAGGCTATTAAGAATGACGACCGCAAGGAGTATGACCGGCTTATGCTCCTTGTCGGATACCACACAATCCAACGAGACCTGTGGTATAAATCACTGGCGAACTTTGGAGAAAACAATGCCGAATTGGATATTATGGGAGATAGGTAAGCGACGTTTAATGGACGCCGGTTATCATGTAGAAAAAGAGACCTCGAGACTTGCTGCTCGTGTAGGGTTTATGGGGTTTCCCACGTTCTTATACCTTAAGAACGGTAAGGTGTCAGAGATAAGGGTAAATCAACTTATAAAAAAATTGAACGGATCAAAGTAGTTGATACTCATGACCCGTTGACGCATTATCGCAACATCGCAATGACGCGATGAAGGAGGTTACAAATGGAAAAGGTTGATAAGCCTTCCGAAGAGCAAATCACCGCGGTACTCGCTGCCTGCTTTGCTGTTACGAATATGGGGCAAGGCGTCTTTCAGGATCGATTGGAAAGATTGCTTGAACCGAGTCGACATCGTATCTCCGCCGGCTACGCTGTTTGCGAATACGCTAGCCACTTCATGGAGAGCGATGAACATGAGCGAATTTTTACCGAAGAGGCGGAAGGGTGGGAAAAAGACATCAAGGAGAAAGGGCTCGAGAAATTCCTTGATGAGTGGATTGCTCTTAGCCCCCACTACAGCTACTTGTCGATCTTCAAGGAAAAGCTGCCATGAGCGACATCGAGAAGAAAAAGGAACGCATCAAGAAGCTTCTCGCGTTCGCCGCCGGCAATCACAACAGTGAAGAGGAGGCGGCCAATGCAATGCGTATGGCTGCCGGCCTTGCAACGTCAATAGGCATCGAGCTTGACTCGCTCAGATCGAAGGATGCACCGATTCCGAAGGCCGTATTGAAGAGCAGCCTCACGAGCCTCAAGGTATATGAGTCTTATTGCGCTGAGGCGGCGGGTGTTCTCTACGGCTGCGAGTGTAGCGCACCGAACTTCGGCAAGCACGGCTACTGGTTCGTTGGGCGTGAAGAGAACATTGAGCTCGCTGAGCAAACGATGCTGTGGCTGGTGCAACAAGTCGAGGCGCTTTACAAGATCGCTTTGCCTCGCGGCCTGTCGAAACGTGATCGTGCCGAGTTCCGAGGCTCATTCAAGGATGCCTGTGGTCAACGGTTATACCATCGAGCTTATGACCTCATGAGGAAGATGAAGACTGACGAGCAAACTGCTCAAGCTACCACAGGCTCGAATGCCCTTGTCGTAGCTGGTCACTTCAAGCAACTTCAGTCCGAGGTTGAAGCCTATTGGGAAGAGAAGTATTACGCTCCCGCTCGCAAGCGAGCCGAAGAAGCTCAAGAAAAGCGGCAAAACATGCTTGCTGCCATGACCGAAGCCGAACGGGTTAAATTCCTTGAGAAAGAGGCGAAGGAACAGGCAAAGGAAGACGCCAAGCCTTACAGACTACGTAAAGGTAGATCCATGAAGATCGGGTTCGGTACTCAGGCTGGGCGGGAAGCTGGTGATCGAGTTCAGCTGAGACAAGAAATTAAGTAGAACGAAGTAGTTGCAAGCATTATGCCATAATCGTATTATGATTGCATCAAAACGCAATGACGCGCATTGATGGAGGATACAATGTTAGGTTCCCTTGAGGCACAACGTCTCTTTCATGTCTCGCCGGATGACAAATGGAAAGTCTTCCGCTCTGTTCATTCCTACCCGACTTGTCTCGACGACATAACAGTCGAAGCCGATATGTCCTTCTGGTCGAAGACTTTCGCTGTTCTTTGCAAACTCGAAGACGAAGGCTTGATCATCATCCACAGCGAAGAACACCTCGAATGGAGGTTGGCTGATGACTAACATAGTTATCTATGCCACCGGTAAGCGTAAGGGTGATGAACACCCTCGCACTTATACGCCGATCTTTTCTTCAGCTTCACAGGCTCGAGCCTGGTTCCGTAAATTCATCAATAACCAAGAGCACTACTGGGAAGACGATAGGACCATTGTCCTTGAAGCTGAGTTCACCATGAAGCTTCGATGCGATAATTGGCAAGCTGTCTTCACCGAGTCTGGTGATGAAGTCTTACCGATTGCCATGAACTATATGATCCTTCGGTTCAAATATGGCGTATGGGAAGACCAACCGAAACCCGCTGAGGTTATCGTCAAGCCTTCAAAGGTGACCGTTGAGGTTAAGACAAAGACCACAGTGCCGGAGGGGTATATCTCGATCTCTGAACTCTGCAAAGGAACCAACATCGCCCCGACAAACGCTCGAGCTATCCTTCGAACTGTTCGAGAGAAACCGCCGTATGGCTGGGCCTTTGATCCAAACGAAATACCCGCAATCCGTAAGCTTATAGGTGCTTGAAATGACCGTCGCCCATTATCGCCGCAAGACTCTCTCCTGCTGGAGGGTGGATACTTCCCACATGGTGTCGGTTCCCAAATACTTCGAGGTTACTTCACTTGAAGAGCTGAAGAGGAAGGTTGTCAAGATTGCTGACAGCAAGGACCGCCGGCCGATTATCGGATTGCTCGAATACTCACACATTATTCGCAACGGTCAGGAAATGCTGTTGGTCCATTTCCGCCATCACAAGACCAACAAGAAGATGCGCTTCATGCGCCTGGTTAGGGAGACTGCTCATGCAATTCACTGATGAAGAATTCGCCATGGTAACGCTGGGCTTAGCGTTGCTCGCCAACAAACCCAAGCTCTTCGATCCTGTGGCGACGATGGACCTATACAAAAGGTTGCACATCGAACGGGTTGAAGCTTCGAAGCCGGCCCTGTGGTTATCACCCACATTCACCGATGCTGAACGGACTATCTTCCTTGAATACAAAGAGGAAGAGATCCGTGATTGCGTCAAGGAGATGGCTGAGTCTCAACTTGATCAAACTGATATGTGCGAGCTCATTGGTTACCTGGTCGATGATGTCACGGAAATGACAATGTGCTTGATAGCTATACGTGATGGTAATGCCGACCTCTCGGACTACATGAGCGGGGAGCATAAAGAGCATGAGATTGTAGCCGGCTGGATAAATCGGTTCAAGATGACAAATCCCGATGGCTCACTCACTCAACTGGCCCATGACTTTATAGACCAGTTCCCCGAGTGATATAGTCCTCAAGCTTTATAGGCTAGGGTCACCTTTTGGTCGGGACATGAGAATGTCTCGGCCATTATGGTGATATACGATGCGCGATTGCGTCGTTTGATCGCATGAAATGGGCGTATGAACGAGGATTTGGGGCATGCTTAGCGCGTACCGGAGGCGTGTCATGCATCATTGCACGTTCAACAAACATCGATCGCCTGAAACGCCTTAAAATTCTCGTCAAGATTTAAGCAGAACTGAGTGGTTGCGTCACGGATGCCATGCGTTCATTGTGCATGTGTCGATGCAATAACGCAATGACGATGGAGAACGATCATGAATATCCGTGAGTATTACATCTCGAAGCTTGGCGATACGCCTCGTCTCAATCATGATGGCGGTGCGGGTGACGGATGCACAAGGGGTGACATTCTCACGGAAATGCCCTATGAGTCCGTCTGCGGCAATGATTGCGCGGAAGCAATATCGAATGCCGCAAATCTCAAGGCCAATGTCGTTATGGCTTTTGGCGAAGGTGAAGGGGCTCATCCTGACAGCGCCGTCCATATCGATGCAATCCATGCGCTCGTCCTTGACGTTTGCTGCTGCTATATCCGGGGGTAAAGACTATGACCGAAGAACAAAAGGCTAAAGTCCGTCGTGAACTCATCGCTGAGCTTCATCTCCACAGGACGATGGAACCGAAGCTTAACAAGCTCTGGGAACTCGCTGACTCTTGGCATTCCGATGTCATGGCTACTCGAACTGCCGATGTTGATCGAGAAGAATATCGGGAGATTGTTCGTCAACTCGTAGCCTTCGGAAGGATATTTTGAGAGTTGAGCAGTTGCATCGCGGTTGCCATACGCATATGATGATTGCATCAACGCAACAACGCGAGGATGACATGAACAACGAATATCTCGATCACCTTACCGCTCACCTCGAAATCGAGCTCAAGCGGTATTACCCTGACTTGACATCGCTCGAGCTTTCATTTGCCGACGATGCAATCGTGCTCACCTTCACCACCGATCCTGACCGTTCGATACCGCTCACCTTATCTCAAATCAACGCGGGTGAGTCCGATGCCGATTGGTTCGTGTTCGTGACCGACTTGGGCACTCCTTTGACTATGCCCCTCTACCTCGAGGAGGGTTGACCATGGCCAAGGTTTATAAGCTGCCAACAAAATCTTCTCGGAAATATCGCGGGAAATATCCTACTCGTATTCATCATGCCTCATGGGGAGGACGAGAAGAATGGCTCGTGGCCAAGTATTTCCCTGATATGAAATACACCATTCACATCGAGATGAATAACGGCGACCGTTACATCGCGGATGCCGATGAGCTGCTTCTCATCTTCCCGATGATCGGTGGTATGGGCACGACTTCTTCCCGTATCCTTTACACGGATGCAATAGCCATTGTGAATGCGGCTACGGATATGGGTGAGCTGAGATACAAGGCTTGGCTCCGAGATGTTCAGGCCGCCAGGACCCTGTGGGACAGTGATCGTATCCGAGAGCTGCAGTATCAAAAGACTCAGACATCCGGTCATCAGGCTCGGGCAAGGATCGAGGAGCAAATGATAGCGTATGTCAAAGCCGGGGTTGAGGAGATGAACAAATGTTCCGCTTTCTAAGAGTCTTCCTACCGTCAACCTACACCTGCTTGCATGAGAAGCGTATCCGCCAAGCCTCAAAGGACGGCGATAACTTCCGTTGCGTGAAATGTGAAACCCGACTGGAGAACAATAATGGGCCGCGCCTTTGAATATGCTATCTTGATGGTCATGGTGGGTGTGTTTTTGCTCCTAGGTTCCACCTTCTTAAATGCTGCAGCCACGTCCATCAAGCAATCCGCCGCCATGATCGAAAGGGCATCGGCGAGAACAGAGTAGTTGTATGCGGTATGCCATCATCATATGATGTTTGTGTTGATGCAATGACGCACACAACGCGAACGGAGTTACGATGATGCCGCTTTCATTCCCGCTCATGATGTCTTATGATGACATCGCAAATCTCGAAGGAGCTGCCGATGCATTCGCATGGGATGACTCTTACGATGACACGCTGCCCGAATACATCTCCGACTATTCTTCTGCCTTCCACAGCTGCGAGAAGCTCAAGCAATACCTTGAATGCATCGGCTATCATGTCGAGTCTGCTCCTCACGGGAAAGTCTTGATCCTCAACGAAAACGCTTTGCACATGGCTGCTGCGTTGTTCGCTACCATTCAATACGAATACGACGCCACCGATCTTCCCGATTTGCCTCACCCCACAATCGCCGGCGCTACTCAACCTGCTACCTGGCAGCTCTTCGGCCTTGGGGGTGACGATGATGTCGACTACTGCGGGACTCAGCCGTCATGTCTCACCGACCTGCTGCTCGCTCACCTCTCGAAGGAGGCATGATCATGAAGCTTGAATATACCACAGATCAACATCAGCCATACTTCATGGAGATTATTCCCCCTTGGAGTGAAGACTTGATGTATATCATCGGTGAAGCCGCTGGCGGCGGTGATATGCAAGAGTTCGAGATCTGCCTTAACCACAATCAGTGGACTCAAGCGAAGCAGCTCAAAGTTGTGCGGCGGAAGGAGGGTGAGTCTGTCTTTGAGCACTGGGAGCGCACAGTCCTCGAGGCTCATGGCATCGTCTATGACGACTGGCTCAAGCACATTACTCAGAGGCAGCGCAACAAGAAGCTGCAAGAACATATGACGCAGCTCGAGACTATCATCGAGAACTTGGAACGCTATCACGGAACTACGCTTGACATCGCTGAAGGAACTGTGACTGACGACGACCTGCAGAAGCTGACACGCGCCTTACAATCCTTGAGCGAAGGTGAAGACCTGCTCGATGATGTCTACTCCTCACACGGCGGTTAGTCTTCATAGTCTAATATACCCCAGTCTGACGGCAGGGTCCAGGTGCTTTCTTTGTCTGCACCGAAGCCCTGCTGTACTTTTATGCAGCCAAGGGCATTCGCTGCTTTCCGGAATACTTCTGAATGTATATGCTTATACTTCTTTTTAAGCTTCTTCGGCGTTGTATAGCCCTGAGGTGATTTTATTATCTCCGTGATCAAGAGCTTTTCTGCCTGCTTGTAGTCTGTGGTGATTATATGATCACCATTACGGACAAGATACTTGAACTCGACTGAGAGCTGTTTATTCATGTCCAATAGGATGTTCTCGTAGGTCCGTGTATGCTTGCTTCGGTACTTCGAAGCTTGTGTGTGCAGCTCTCGGTTAGATAAGATAGCATAATAGATCACGTAGGGCCAATACCACTCAGTCGGCGGTGTGTGATACCATCTTTTAATTATCGGCCTGGAGACTCCTAGCAAGCGGCACATTGGACTGATCTTGCCTTTACATAGTCGGTCTAGGGCTAAGAATGTAGCCTTAAAAGCTGTGATGTCTATCTGTGGAGATAATGCTTTCGATCGAGTCTTAGCGGACATAACAGCACCGGGAGTGGTTATTAGGAATGAGTTTGAATGTGGGATGTTGGGAGTGTGGTGGGTGTGATGGAAATAGAGTGAGAGGAGTGATTAACATGTTGACGTAATCCCGTGTTAGAAGTTGCGCGAAGTTGTCGATATTTATTGGCGTTGTCCTTTATATACAAAACTGCGTATTTTCACCCATCTGTAGAACTTACGCTTCGTGTATTGATAGCATGGAATGGTTAAGACATGCGAAAACGGTGCAAAGTATGATGGTTATAGCGTAGAAATGCGATGTTGTCAATACCAGAAGCGTAAGTTAATAAAAAAGATAAAAAAATGAAGAATATGGTATATTCACGCGAGCAGGATTTGGTCAATGGATATGTAGACAAGATGGATAAGGTGTAAGATACTCCAGTAATGGCAGCCCCGGAGCCATCGAGAGACCGTTTTGGGGCTTGATGTAATTACATTCTTACATGTAGTTTATTGATGTCTTGATGGATATGGCCGTATCCGTCATGTCAATGCATGTAAAATTATGCCGCTGTGGGCAAGACAGGCTCAAGAGAAGACATGATATATCATGACATCTGTATAGCTGTATGGGCTGTATAGGTTGGATATGGGTAGGTGGCAGCTTGTCTATCTGTGTAGGTGGGTAGGTCTATTAGTCCAGAGCTTTTTGCGGCTTGAGCAGACGAGTCGCGGGAGGCGACGACGGACGAGATGACATGATATATCATTACATTACGTGACAAGACATCATGATATATCATCACACCTGAAAAATGCGTCCGCATGAAAATAAATGTAATTACGTGTATTGACGTTGATGCATGATCGTGTATGATGATTTGCATGACGAACGCAATTGCATTCGTTTCTTTGACATTGTGAATATGCGATCATGTATCAATGAATACGCGCAATCACGCGCATATTCGTTGATAAGGATTACACGACATGACAAAGGTGAACATGCAATCGAATGCGCGTGCACGCGATAACGTTTCGTCAAACGAAATGCGTAACAAGGCGCGCACGAAAACGATTGTTGAACCACGCAACATTGCGTTGAAAACAATTCATGATGACATCATGCGCGATAATGCAAATGCGACAATCACGACGAAAAAAATGCGCGTTTGGTTACGCGCGAATGCACGTGATTTTGCACATGCGCACAATGCATCATGGATGTTCACGCAACGTGAATATGATGTCGTTCGTTCGCAATTCGATGTGAAATATGCATCGAAAATCGAACGTGCATCGAAGCGCAACACGCAATCGAATGACACGCCGAAAACGACGCGCAAGCGCAAAACGAACGTGAATGAAACGCCGAACGTCGAAACGCAAACGACAATCGACGCATAACGCACAACGAATACATGCATGAATTAACGTGCATGTATTCATTGATACATGATGAAAGGTGAAAACGATGAATAATGTTAATGTTCGTTTCGACATGTCAGACGCACACGTTCATGCGTTTGAACGCGAAATCGATCGTCGTGTCACGTTGTTTCAACGTCGTCGCGCAATCGCAATCGTCGCATCACGTTACGCATACCAAAGGAACGCATGATGATTATTGAACATCTGGAAATCAACGAATATGTGATATGCGTCATTGCAATCGCATACGTTGCGATACGATTTATCACACGTCGATGAATGAAAATGCATGATCGCATATTGACGATGAAATCTTTTCCGCATATGATTTCCGTGACCCGCCCCGTCCAAAATTCCAACGTCCATGCGTATCAGCAGTACCAGCCCTCACCCGATAGAATTTGGGAATTAGGCTATCACGTAAATACGTGTAATCACCTCGGTTGACAAGCGCATTCCACCGCTATATTTTCAGCAACACCGACGATAAGTTCGGGAACCGTCTAATAGGAGACGTTATATGCAACCCTACTCATATGCTATTGTTGGTCAGCAGTTCTTTTGGCAAGCCCAAAATGATATGATCTCTATCACCGCTATTCCTACGGGGTGGTTGGTTGTTATGGCTGACCATGAATATGACTCCCTTACTCCCCAGAATACCATAATGATCCCGGATAAAGACCACCACCTTAATCCACGGGCTATTATTCCGGCAGGTTGGCAAGAAATCCTTGAAGACTGCACCGGCCATAAGACTGAGCACCAGGACATGGCCAACCTCCTGTGGGATAAGGGTGGCCAAAGGTCCTTCGAAGATACCTACAAGGGTAAGTGGGCTTCTGTGGAGTCGGATGTCAGCGGTATACCTCTACTCCAGTCGATCTATGATGCTTTGCGACAGTGTAACTTCTCAGATGTCCATATTGCTGGCCCAAGGCCGTCGGGTGACTGCAGGGGCTTTTGGGTTAACCCCGCTAAGAAGGGCAAGAGCACCGGCAAGAAGCAGTTCCGTATTGTCATCCTTGAAGACAAGAACTGAGGAGGTTTACTGTGAGATCAGTATCAGTACCAAGAGACCATCTTGATGAAATCATAGCCAAGCTTCTATTCGAGTATAGGACGGTTCATCATATTACCCCGCTTACTCTTAGGCCCGACTCCTCCGGTGAGTATATTGTCACTCGATATCTCATATTCTATGAGGAAGCAGGACCAAGGGTTGAGTTAAAGCTACCTGAAGGCTATGAGTTTCCAAAGGAGATACTTGACAGTCTATCCCGTCAGACTTACCGTATGGTTCCTCTGGGTGATCCAGAAATCCGCACTAGACTAAAGCTACCGACTTGGTGGCCAGACAAGCTCATGACCTTTGAGGATGGTAACCCTAAGCCGGCACTAGATGGGGTGAGGTATGCCGGACTAAGGGACGATGATCGGTTCCTCTACAACCCGGAGTGCGTACTCTGTAATAATACAGGCAAGGTCTCAGGACTACCCTGCCCTGAGATGGGCTGCGTATGGACTCAGCTTAAACCTGTATGCTCAGTGGATGGCTGTCATAGGCGCCGAGACTGTGGACCACACTGTAGGAATAGGAACTGATCATGACTGATCGTAAACTTTACTGGGAAAGTGACACTCTTCTCGACAAGCAACAACACCCACCGGGAACTCGGCTGATCCTGTCGATGAAGAGCACCAATCCTATCGACCCCTATGAGGTAGTCGTTGGAGAATGGGCGCCTAGCGGTCGTAGGGTGAAGCTTCGACATGAGGACGGCAATAGCCGTTGGGTCGAGTGCTGGGACTATACTCCTGTGGTGATCGAGGTATTACCGGAGCCGTTTCAGCCAGTAGGTATTTCGAGGTGACTGAGCTCTACATGCCGAAGACAGTCTGGGTTATGAGTGAGAAGCCTACGGGAAGGTTTAGGACTTTCCAGCATCGCTCATGGCCTATGGCTTATTATCATCACAAGGAGGGGCCGCCTGCTGCGCGGCTCATTCCTGTTTGCGTAGAGCACAAGAGCTATGACCCATCACTTAAGGAAATCGCTCAGTTGCAACTCGGCGTTGCAGACTACAGAGTAACCACACAGAGCTTCGTATGGCGGAAGCTTACAATGGCAGTGACGGGTTACTCCGCCGCAATCGACCTGTGGGAGAATTGGCTCTATAGCCATCTTGAAGATTGGAGGATACCATGTTTATAGTTACTAGAGGACCGAGTACTCCCGAAGATGAAGGTCGAGTAACCTTCTGTGGGGTATTTTATACAAGGGAAAGAGCGGAAAGCTACATGAAAGATGAAGTACTGAGTAGTAAGGGTTACTTTGTTAAGAATGACTTCACTCTATGGCTTCCTGAAAAGGAGTAGATCATGAAGGATTTTGTGACAGGATGCGTTTGCTTTCTTCCTGGATTGCTTATTGTAGACCATTTTCCACACTTCGGAGCACTCGTTTGTTTTGCGGGTGGTTTAGTAGCAGCACATTTGAAGAAATAAAGAGTTGATTAACAGGCGATACTAGCGTAATATGATCGTGTCATCACTGTAAAGGAACACATGACATGAAGGTTAAATTACTCGACACGGGCGAGAATGCTGTGGTACAAGCTCTCGTCGTCACGAACAACGACCCTGAGTTCATCTCACCCACCGCTATGGACATAGACCCTGATGGGTATGTCACGCTATTGCTCCAGGTCTGGGGTGAAGACAAGCCTCGAGAGTATAGCTTCCACCTCGATGAGATGAGCTTCAGCGTTCAACGCGGTGACACGGTCCACGCTGACCATTACTTGCCCTCTAGTGGCAACTGGCCCCTACTCCCGCAAATCTATGAGAAGCTCGAAAAACAAAGGAACATGAAGAATGGCAAATGAAGAGACATGGCCCGATTGGGTGAGACGTCTAGGACAGGAGCGACAACAACTTCAGCACAAGATCGATGCACTCGAGGCCTGTGTGGTGGAGAGTCGCCTTCCTGACAGCACAGATATTGGGCGCATTCTGCTCACGCAGCAGCTGGTGTTCATGAAGTCCTACAAGACTATCCTGGACTTGCGTTGGGAACGGGCGATCATCAAGCGGGCTGAAGACGACTTGAATGAAGTCGAGCCCGGTATGGCAATACCGCCTGACAGCTCGGGCATGAGGGATAGCCATACATGAGGATCAGGCTTCACAACAAGATGGGATACTTGGACTTTAATATCCCTGAGGATCGACAAGATGCCGTATCTCAAGCCGGTACCCTTCACTACATGGCTCGAGCCTACACCTTTCGAGGTTTAGCGGGAGGCAAGCTTCTCTATGACGAGGCCGGCCCTGCTGTGGTATTGAATGATGGATGGCTGGATCGGGAGGTGATACGATGAAGTCAGCAATTATTCTTGGGGTCTTGTTCTTTGTTGCTTCATTGACATTGGATAGCGGTATCCTTAGCCCGAAACTTGTCCTAGCCATTATGACCCTTGTCTCATACTTTGTTGGGGATCAACGGTTATGACTGTCAAGATACTCAGGGCTATGCCAAAGAGTGGCAGCAATGCTAATCCTGAAGATTGGCGTCCAACGCCGCGGTGTGAGTCAACGGTGCAGATTGTTGGCGATCATGCTAAGTCTTGGCGTCAAGGCAGGTATGGCGAAAGCTGGAAACAATGTAGTCGTCCGTCGACTGTGGAACTCAACGGCGTGAAGCTATGTCGTCGTCATGCCGGCGAGCGTTTGTTGGATGACATGATCGAAGGAAAACTCAACTACAAGGAGGGGTAAATGGAATTGGGGGTTGTAATGATAGTGATTGGAGTCTTGCTTATGTGCTTGACTCTTTTCATATCGAACAGGGACTTGAAAGCCCGTGTCCATAAATTGGATAGAAAGGTAAGTGAGCATTTCAACTGTCACCACAGGCAAGTCTATGATCGGTTACCCGACTATGAGGATCAAGGACCAGCCATGTGGATTGACAAGTATCAACCATGGCCTACAAGGAGTATCCGCAATGATGATACCGCCCGTGATAAGGCGGGGACATCCTACAGAGCCTCAGCCTAACTGTATCGGATATGTCTGTCTCGTTCGAGGATGGGGCTGGATGATCCTTAATTGGACCCAAGTTCACGGCTTCCACGTAGAGACGATCCTTTATCCCGGCAGCAATGGCCTCGTGGACCAAACCTTTATCAAAACTGAAGACATCCTGTGCTGGATGCCGCAAGACGGGAGCTGACTATGATTTACCTTATTGTTACCCTACTGACATATCACGGCGCAGCGATCACCTCTGTGCCTATGACCGACATGAGCGCCTGTATCAAAGCCGGCGAGATTATTAAGCGACAGCATAGTCGACAAGACCTAGTAAACATCAGCATCGCTTATTCCTGCGTGAGGAGCTGACCATGATTGACTTTAGTAAGTTACTTGAAGAAGACGCCAAGGGCATGTCGAGCAGCATTATCCAGCCGAGTGAGGAGCTCGCGTGTCTTTTGAGCATCGCTATCAGCACCAAACGGATTGCTGATACCTTGGGTCAACTTGTAGTCCACAGTCCTTACGGCAGGCCTCAACTAAACACGGGTAACATTGACTGAGAAATAAGTAGTTGACGCTTATTTCCTTGTTGCATATGATGCACAGGTCAATCATGACATATTGAACAGGAGGTAAATCAAATGGCGAAGGACAAGGGTGTTACCGTCAAGCTGACGAAGGACCGCGATACCAAGGGGACCTACGTCTACAAGACGGATGACCGCGAAGCAGCGATCCGTTCGCTCTACATCACGAAGTCGGCGGTCGATGATGCTCCCGAGGAAATCACCGTGACCATCGCCGGCATGTCGCCCGCCTGATGAAACCTAATTTTAAGGCATACCCGGTCGAATGTCCCGTCTGTTCGGCTCAGCCGGGTATGCGTTGTCGTGAACTTGACGGGGACCATCAACACATTATGCGTAAGGGCCATAGGGCCCGTAAGGGGGACTGACATGGCGAAGAAGCAAAGCCAGGCACCGACGCCCACACCGGGCAAGAAGGCCTACATTCTGCAGATCGAAAAGCTGCGGAAGCTGTATCGGAAATATGCCGAAGGCGAAGCGGAGGACGATGACTTCCCGACGCCGGCCAAACAGAAGAAGGTCGCCAAGCAACTGGCGAATGCTCACAACCGTTTGCTGAAGAAGGTGCCTGAGTTCAACTTCGAAGAACTCGACGCCGACATCTGATCTTAAAGGCGGGGATAAACTCCTCGCCTTTATAGTAGGTATTGAAGATGGAAAAGCTGACACACCGAGACTACCTCCGCATCCGTTGCCCAAAGTGTAGCGCTGCGCCTGGTCGTCCCTGTATTCAACCTCGAGTTAAGAAACCGACGCCGCATCTTGCTCGTCGACTAGAAGCAAGGAGATTGCACCGTGATGGGCTACTTCGACTTAACCCTCCTGACTCCCTACCTAAATCTGTGTCACCTGATACAGGAGGAGTCGAGGAAGATATATGACGACATACCCGTAGCGAACGCACAGGCTGCTGTGGCTGTATCAGGCGCTGAAGTCGTAGGCCTTGCGCGTTTGATGATCGACAAAGGCCTGATCACACCTGAGGAGTATACTCTGGCGATTATTGATGGACTTCAGGTAAAACTTGAAGCGTTACAGAAACTTTCTCAAGAACAATCCAAGAGAAAACGATGGTATCTTGGGTTTTTTAATGATTGACTCCGTCATGCGATTACATTAAAACAATTGCATGAAAGGAGATAAATCATGATCACGACGCCGATGAAAATACCGAAGTCCGCCATCACGGAGCGTAAGCTGCGTAAGCTTCTCCAGGAAGCGATTAACAAGAACGGCACCTCGACGGGGTGGGCGATCGAAAACGAGATTACGCCCCAGGCTGTCAGCGCATTTGAGCGACAGATCCAATCGGCGGGATTGCAAATCCCTGCGGCCCTCGGCTACAAGCCGGCTCTGGTGTTCATCCCTGTGGATGAAGAAGACTTGGCGGTCAAGCCCCCGAGTCGACTGAAGGAAACGCCTCCAACCAAGGATGAGGTCCTGGCGAAGAAAGCGAAGGACAAAAAGAAAGCTGCCAAGTCGAAGGACAAGGATAAGAAAAAGAAGAAGACCAAATGACCTGGGAAAGCTTGAAAACCGACTTTTTCTTTGATGAGATATTGGGGGTGATTGAAAGAGATTGGCCCGATCATGACTACGTAGTTCAACGGGTAGCTCGTGACAGGGCTAATATGTGCGGGAAACACCGTAGGCAAGATGGTGATGACTATTATGCCGCGATCTTTCCTCCCGAGTTTGTTGACAGTCGAGGAAAAGACGGTGACAGGTTCGTTGGGTTCGGGCCCACAAGGCTGGAGGCTATCAAGGCTGCATACTCCAATTTCATCAACCTTGTCCCCGATGAGCACTGGCGAAATGCCCGAGTAAGAAGAAGGGGGAGAAAGAAATGATCGAGTATTTAATGGTAGCGGCGCTCTGGGGTTGGTGCGGCATGGGAATTGTCCGTCCTCATTGGAAGAGCATCGTTCAAAAGATGAAGGCCCAGGACATCTCAGCTTATAGCCTAAGGCTAAAGCCTCACAACTCAGATATGGATTATGCCATAGTTCGGATAGTCTGCATTCTCTTCGTGATCGTATGGCCGGTCTTTCTGTTTATCTTCGCTTTTGCGGTATATAGGAAGTATCGAGAACGTGGGAGTTGACCGCGGTCAACATCGATTGTAAATTATGATTGTTGAAAGGAGAATGCTAATGTCTGTTGTCCCCATGCGTCGCCCCAAGATCAAAAAGGGATACATGCCTACCGAGCAGGACTTGCTCGCTATGCCTCTCGCTGCAACCAACGAGTATGAGCTGAGCGACCTCGAGACGAAGAAGCTTCGTCAACGAGTTTACGCTCTCAACAAAGAAAACGCCTCCTTCAAGTGGCGAACGATGCGAGAAGCTCCTTACACCATCCTGTGGAAATTGAGGAGGCGGTGACATGCCGCATTTCCTTTATGGGACTTATATCCCGTATACCGAACCTCATCTATATGGTGAAAGCCTCGGGATCGTAACTGATCCCGAATGGTTGTATAAATACACTACTCTCGGTGAACTTACTCCCCGTAAGAAACTTCACCATGTTGCTCGCCTTTGGCATATCCTCGATCTTGAGTGTAGTGCATTATCTTGGATAGAGCATGGCAAGGAGCAAACGGTATTTGTTCCTGGTTTTCATAACCAACAAGAAACTCTTCTTATAGCGAGGAGTGTATGGGGCCCCTACATACCATCGCCAACCACTTTCAGGATCAAGGAGCAGGTATGGCAAATTACATAAACGGTAAGCCTGACTTCGATTTGTACTCAGGCGTAGGAGTTAGCCCGACGATACGCGATCAGGCCTTGCAGGACGATCATTACCAAGGATCATTCAGCGACTATGGTGACGCTCATGCTGAGGCGTCCAGGTTGCGCTCGGGCGGCGACATCGACTGGTTTGTCATCATGCACGGGCAAACGAACTACGCCGGGTGGCAGAGTGGCCTCACCGGACCTCGTCAACGTCAAGGGGCTTAAGATGAAGATAACGCGGGTTATGAAGGGGGAACTGATCGAGGATTATACCAAGATCAAATTTCCCGTGCTTGCTTCACCAAAGATTGATGGCTTCCGTTGCGTCGTAGGATCACAGGCCTACACTAGTCGGATGGGACGATTTCCCAACAAGAAAGTCCATAAAGCTCTCAAAGACTTGTTGACTGATGAGACGCCTATTGACGGCGAAATCGTGGTGGGTAAGCGTAGGGGCCCCGGAGTTCTACAACGAACCTCATCGGGGGTTACCTCAGAGAGCGGTGATCCGGACTGGCGCCTGTGGGTATTCGATGCTCCTCGTGAGGGTGTCAGCAAGCTTAATCGACTAAAGCTAGCCGCTAAGTCTGTAAAGGCTTTAGGCGATAAGCGCATCCGTTTTCTCAAGCATGAAGTTATCCACAATATCGAGGAATTGAAGGAGTACATTGAAGCTTGCTTGAAATCGGGATTTGAGGGGGTCATGATCAGTGATCCCGAGGGTCCCTATAAACAGGGCAAGTCTACGCTTCGCCAAGGTTGGTTACTCAAGATTAAACCCTTTGAGACCAGCGAAGCCAAGATTACCGGTTACTTCGAGGAGATGGAGAATACCAATGAGCAAACGAGGGACGCGACAGGCAAGGCGAAACGCTCTTCGAAAAAGGAAGGTAAAAAACCAAAAGGCACTCTTGGTGGCTTCATCGGAACCGACATCCACACTGGCCAACCTGTTCGGTGTGGAGGTGGATTTTCTGCGGCACAGCGTAAAGCCTTTTGGCGAGTAAAGGATAGGCTTGTTCGGGACGGTGAAATCTTCACCTACTCGAAACAATCGACAGGAGAAAAGGATGCACCGCGTCATCCTAACTTCTGTCACCTTCGTCCCGGCTGGGATATTGACAAGTGAGCGCCAAGCGTAAGGCGGCGATGTTTCGACAGAAAGCACAAGAAGATAAGAAACGATTTAAGAAAGGTCCCTGTTGTGCTATCTGCATCGAGACGCCATTTACCTCCGCGGACCTGCCCTTGCCTGGCCAGTTCAATAGGCCATCGAGCATGGACCACTTCTGTAGCCGTAGGAATGGTTTACTCGTGAGCCCTGACTCTGGTCGGCACTGCTCCGTGTTCCAACGAAAGTGACGGAGAGTTTTTTCGAGAATTTAGAGAGTTGTGACCATATTACTTAAATTGTAATATATGTTTATCTGATGACATATAGTCATCGATAGAATGGGGCAATAAAATATGTATCTCGATAAGATTGAATTGGGTATCGCAGTATCGATCCTTCGCACACATGCAGGCATGTCCGACCTGAGTATCCATAAAGCAATGTCGGAACATATGCCTGACCTTGAAACAATCAATGACCTTGAGGAAGATCGTGATGTCTTGTCTGAAATTGCAGACAAGATGGAACGCATGATCCCCTCAGCTCCCGCCTGCGTTGACTAATGTCGATGCTACCTTTCAAGATCGTTCAATCTGACGGCGGGGACTTAAAGGTCCTCGCCACAGTGGCAGACGCATCCACCGCCCATGCCTTGTTCAGCTTCTTCGTTGAAGACTTGCATGAAGAACAAGGTAGCTATCCAACCATCTGGCTTGAGGAGTGGAAGGAAGATCGTTGGGTTATATCCCACAAGGAAGACATCGAAGAAAACAAGCGCCTGATATTGGCTATGACTGAAGGTCAACCAAAAAGCCGTCGCCTCCTGTGGCGTCATATTGGCAAGGCCGAGCAGCGATTTATTATTCGAGCTATGGAAGAATATATCCAGACCAACGAGCTTTCACTTCACGCTAGGACTCGAGGTGTCTTCAAGAAAATGCATGAAGACTGTTCCTACGGTCATAGTGAATTTATAAGCAAGGTTGAAGAACATCTGTTCAAGCCCTATGAAGAGCTTGATCGCATGAAGAACCTTGTCGCGTTTTTGCGTGATCGTCCGATCATCGTAGAAACCTACGTCTTAATTCCCGAACAGCTTTAAGGAGAATACCCATGAACGGTGCAGAAGCGCTTACCCGACTTATAACCTCCGCGGATGAGAGGATCGGGAAAGACCCCGCGCCCCTGACGCCGGCGGAAAGCGATGAACTGCAGGTTGCCGCTGCTGTTTGTCAGGCGATGCTTAACACGATGTTGCCGATTGCCCGTTTCCGTGCTCATGTTGAGATCGACGCAGATCAGGCGAAGCGTACTCCTGGGAAGGCGAAGCTTGCAGCAACGTCTGAGTTCACGGCTTGCTCGGTTTCGATGGATGGTATCCGATCTTCGCTGACCGCGTTATCCTCTGTGGAAACCAATGTCCGTATCTCGATTTGGGAACAACGGGCAAATGGCGCTGACATGCTCAGTGGTTTTCAGGGTAAAACGAAAACCCAACAGTTCCGCATTTTCATGGAGGGGCTTTCGGCACTCGAAGCTCTACCGACGATCCAATGAGTTGCGATCATCCTCAGTTCCTTGCGGATATCAATGTTGGCCGGATCACTCAAGAGGAGGGTGGTCCGGTTGTTGCGTTTATTGCCGATGCCTCTGTCGAGTGTGCAGTATGCGGCCAGCAATTTGAAGTCTGCTGGGATGAGCCCGCTGACCCGACTATTATACCCCTGAGCATAGAATTGCAGCAACGCAGGCCCTGGGTTTCTGGTTTGGGTAGGATTATGGGGTGGTGCCTTAGGCCTGTTTCTGAGCGGGAACCCTGGCAAGGAGGCAATGTCGACTACAGCGGGAGCGCCTGATGGCACGTGAGAAAAGGGTTAAAGTCAAACGGGGAAGGTCGGGCCGCATTCGCTCTAGCCGAAAGGAGAACCCGACACCCAGTGATAGCGAGGACAGGTCATGGATCTTAAGGTCGAAGAACCGATCCGTAGCTGTGGCAGTATTGAACGGCAAGTCTACCTTTAGCTTTTGGGCTTCCATAGAGAAGGACGGTCCCGCCCTAGTCAGCCATTACTTCCCGGCTTGTCACTTCATCTCGGGGGGTCGTGTCTATCACGGCTTTGCATTCCGCCATCACCGGGAAGACTTTCTCGAGCAGCATGTAGATGCCCGTCGAGAATACACTGACGTTGCCTTGATGAAAAGACGAGAAATTTAACGCGCTTAGGTCGCGTTTGTGCATCGATCACGCATCATCGATCAATGAAACATCGATTAACGTCCTGAGGCGTCCCAGAATTGATCTGAGGACGCCTTTATTGTGTCGTTTGATCGTGCGTTATGTGTTGCGTGTCGAATATCGCATGAAACTGGCACAAAAATAGCGCCTCGGGCGTTACCAAGGCGCGTCATATGCGTTCGATATGTGCAATCATGCGTCGATTGACGCGATAACGTCCTAAGACGCCTTGAAATCCTCGTTATTTCTTACGTTTAGGTGTCTTGCGCTTGATCAATGCCCTGACGGCATCGTTCTCTCCCCACCACTTCGAGAACTTACGAACCTTCGATAGACGACGTTTCTCAATACGCTTCCTATCCAAGGCATTGCGCTCTATAAAGTAATCGACAGCGGCAAGAACATCCGCCACCTCATCTTCTGTGGAAAGGATAAGGCTACGTTTACGACCGGGATGTTTTCCTGAAGGGAACTCTTCCAGCTTCATTAGCTCAACTACAAGCTCGCCGCATTCCTCAGCAGTCTTGCGAAGACCCATCCACCTTTTAACCCCCATATGATCCTCCGAGATATAAACACAGGTTAACATATTGATGCAGCATTATAATGTCAACATCTCTTCAAGAAGTATAGCATAATATGGGATGCAGTATTCAACACGGACTAGAGCTTTGATATGACTGCATTTCTTCGTTTGCCGCCGCTACACCCGGAACGGGCGATAGAATGGCTAATCGGGATGATCGGGTTATCATGGGGAGGTGTAGTCCTTTCCTTTACCCGAATGTTTGAGTCTCAGCCAGCTCTTTATTCTGGCATGTTGTCGATCCTTCCTCAACCTTTATGGGGTATGGCTGCCTTCGCTAACGGTCTTCTTCGACTGGGGGCATTGTATATCAATGGCAATCACTTCCGAACACCCTCGATAAGAATGGTCACGAGCTTCTTATCTATGTTGATATGGTTTTCTGTCTTAGTCGGTCTTCTTAAAACAGGCATTCCTCAACCGGGATGGGCTATCTACCCCTGCCTACTCCTCGGCGACCTGTGGTCTGTTTACCGTGCATCGCAAGATGCCTACGTCAGTAATACCCTACACAAGAAACTCAGGACAGTCGTTGGGGGTACTGCAGGTGTCCACAGAGGTCGTTAATCAAGCTGCAAGTGTAGATTGGAATATAGTCGCAGGTGCAGTAGCAACTTTTTTTGTTACGGCATGGGTGGCATGGTCCGGCAGGCAGAAAGCTAAAAAGGAAGACGAGAAGACTACTCGGGAAATACCCGCGATCTTAACGGGTGCAACGTTACAAGATAACTACACAATGATCCAGCTTGCTGATGCACACAAGCAATTAGCTGCCGAGATAAAATTGCTCACGTATGTTGCTACTCAGATCAACGAACACCTGATTGAAGCTCAAGTTGAAATGCGACGGTTGACAGACGCTCTACGGCCCTGATATAACACCGTCGTCGGATTGTTCACCAGGTTCTTGACTTTCGGGCGTTGAGATTACTCCGCCCTCTAGGTCCTGATCGCTCTTGTTCCCGACATCTCCCTACATCGTTAAAGAAAGGAAGAGTTATGGCTACTCGTGCCAAATTCGTTTGTCGGTCGATTGAAGACTTTGGAATGACCAAGCAAGTCAAGCTATCGGTTGTTTATGCACCTGACGCCAACGGCGAAGACGCCGGCTTCACGAAGGCCACGCCTTGGGGTGAAGTGGTCATGGCAATTGATAATCCGGCTGCAGCTTGTCAGTTCGTGATCGGCAAGCATTACTACGCCGATTTTCATGAGGTGCCGGAGAAGCGAGTTGACAAGTCGGCATGACGGTTGATATAAACATCATCGTTGACTTGTAGGAAAGTTGATGGGTGGACGTGGGAGTCCGTTCCTTATATTTTAACCCTGGCGGTTATGAACCCGCAGCAGGAATGAAACCAAGGCACTATCCCACGTCCATTCTACTTACAACTTGCGGATGTCCAATGCCCGCTCGCCCGGTATCAGCTTACGATGCTGAACCCACCCGTAAAGGTTCCCGTGAAGCAGAGGCTGTTCCCAATGGCCTTCATCCTCGTCTTCGATCCAACGATCAGGAGTGCACTGATGCTCGGACGGGGTTGCATGAGGAGGAGTGTCAGTGATCAGTCGATCATACCGAGCGAACTCATCTGATAGCTTATCGCTCCCGTCGAAAGGCTTGTAGGAAAGTCGAGCACAACGAGCAGTCGATAGCTTGAGCGCTTCTTCAAGGGTCAGGCTATATCGTTTGCCTTCAGCATCGCTTGTCCAGAACAGCTGCTTGTCACGAACCCGAGTCCAATGGACATAAGGCATATGCCACTCACCCGGACGCAAAAGCTGAGGAGTCGAGTCCGCCAAAGCCTTGTTCATCATTGCAGCCATTGTCTGCAACTCAGGCTGAGCGGCACTGTGGATACGAAGGTTCCAGAAGTTCTGCAGGTTTGTTGAGGTGATCAGTACATCGATCCAGCCAAACCACTCGAGAGGACGATTTGCCCACTGTTTGTGAACACCCAGTTCATGAAGTTTCTCGACTTCAGCCTGAGTATGACGAGCAAGATCATACCAGATCTTTTCAGCAAGCTTTCTTGCGGGCTCGGGCATTTCTTGTAAGGCTTGCATCCCGGGCTGGTTCTGCATGAAGTGAGGCATGAAAGGGTCTTCAGCCAATAGCTTCACGGTGGGGACTGCACGACTGCTCCTCGCATTTCGGCTGAAGTCCCTGTGGGTCATCACTTCGGCATGGATCGGCCGCCAATAACGAGCATGCCAAGTCGGGAGCCTTATCCCATCGGGACTGATGCTATCAGCGATAATCTTAACCTCAGCCGGTACTTCATTGTAGAGCATACCGGCGGGGATCGTATCAAAACCTCCAAAGGTCATTTTTATCTGCCTCCTTTAATTGCTTGAAAAACTTAGTGCGCTTCTTCTCTTGTTTTGGCGTTAATGACTGTTTGACCATTTTCCCCTTTTTGTTCATAACTGCTTCGGCCGGAACACCCCCCGTTGAGGGAGGACCAAGCCACTCTTTACTTTTTGCCATAGGACCTCCTTTGACGACAGCGTTTATATTCGATATAGTCGATGATCCAAACGCCGTAATTCTTAGCGTTTGATTGCAAGGAGAAGTGATTATGGGTAAGTCCACGTTCACGCAGGAAAGTGTCACCGGCCAGGAACAGGCGAAGCCGGAAACGGAAGAGCAGGAGAAGGTCGAAGTCGTCGAGGGCGAGAAGCCCGAAGAAGAAAAGACTGATCCTGAAGCAACCGAAGCGGAAAAGCCCGTCGAGGATGTCGCTGAAGTCGATGAGCTGTTGGCCGATGCTGACACGCCTGTCGAAGTCGAACTGCCGGCGCCGCATGGGACGCAGGAAGCGGCCAACCTCGGTCTGCAGTCCGACGCCTCGGGTTCCTACACGACCAATCGCTGATAACATCGAGGCTCCGGCAATCATGTCGGGGCCTCACTCTATAGCGTTATGTCGAAGACGCTTGCCTCGACATTCAGGACCGAAACCTTCTTGCACACTGATAGGATCGGTCAATTTCCTTCCACACATGCCACACTTGCCTGTATGATACAGCTCAGCGTCCTGTGGAAGTCTTCCTTTATCAACGATGTCCTTTAGCCACACGAATGCAGCGAAGGCGTCATGTCGGTATAGGTAGGCAGGAACTTTCTTGTCTTTGTCGAACTTCCCTTGACGATTGATATGGCCGATGTAGTGCCAATTGCTTTGACCGCCGAGGAAGACGACATAGTAGATGTCTTCCTTTTTCTTAATCTTGTAGGTGAAGTGCTTCCCGGTCTTCTGGGACTTCAAGGAGAACACGGCCTTTCCGGCAAGCATGAACTCCTTGAAAGTTTTGGCTGACAGGAACGGCATGCTGAACGTCGAGGCCGGGAACATCACTTCAAGGCACCTTTCACTTGCTTCTTGATTTTCTCCGCTTCGTCAGTGGGCCAATGCCAACCACCCTCGGGCTTGACCAGCTTTAGCTTTCGTAGCGCACCCCGGAAATCACGTGCAAGGATACCCATCTGATCAGCAAGCTCACCCGCGGTCACCATGCCGGCCATGTCTTTCTTCGGCTTTTTGACCTTCTCGGGATTTGCCTCTCGCTTGCGGTTTTTCTCTTCGCGTCTCATTGCGCGCTCAGCTTTCTTGATTTCACGACGGGTGAGCTTCACCTCCTGTGGGCCATCCTCGGTTTCGATGATGTTGACATTGGCTGGGCGATGTTCCCATTTACCCCACTTGAGGTGTGCTACCGATCGAGCAAGGCTATCATCTTTCCAGTCCTCCTCTTCATGGGATTTGAACTCATAGGAAAGGACTTCCTCAAGAAGATTGCCGCACATCCTGACCTGGATACCCTTGGAAGTCGTGAGTATCACATCCGTTTCATGGAATTTCCAGTGACCCATTTCATAATCGTCATCGCCAATAATACGGTTGATAAACCACTTGGCGGCATAGGTGGCAAGGAAGGAATAAACAATCACTCGAGGATGTTCTTCGCCCTCGGGGTGATAATCAACATAGACAACATATTTGTTGCCACCGACTTTTGAAGAGTAAGGAGCAGCCGATAACCCGATGGGTATCTTTGCTGTCTCTTTATCGATTTCGGGTGATTTTTTCCTTCGTGCCATGTTGTGCTCCAATCATTCAGGAATGCAACATCAATATAAACCTTGTTCATATGAGTGACAACCGCTTATGTCCGTTTTCGTCCGAACGCACAAACGCAGATCAAGATTTCTTGAGGCGTTGGAAGTAGGTGACTCCGAGTCAGCTGCTGCTCGATATGCTAACGGTACCGTCAAACAATTCCGAAAGTGGCGAGCGGAAGATGAGAACTTCGACAAGGATGTCCAAGAAGCTATCGAGATAGGAACTGACTTCATCGAGGATGTAGCTACCAAGCGAGCCCTCGATAAGTCGGATACCCTGATGGTGGCAATCTTGAAAGCCCGTCGTCCGGATAAATTTGATCGTGGTGCTGGCAAAGCTGGTGTAGAGGTAAATATCAATGTCGAAGGCAGCAAAGCGAAACTCCTCAACCGACTCGCGAGACTCCGCGATCAAGGAAAAGAAAGGGAAGAAATCGAAGAGCTCGAAGCGGAAAAAAGACAAGAAGAAGAACAAAGGAGGCTCCCGGCCCCAGACTCCGTGGGTGCAGCCAAGGCCGAGCGAGGATCTCGAGGAGTTAAACGTCGGCAAAAGGTTGGTGGCGGACGGGAGCAGCCTTCGGTCTGAAGACCTCAAATATATCGACCCAGATGAACTCACCGACTTAACTGATGAGGAAGCAGATGACCTACTCCACAGATGGGAAATCTGGGCTCGAGCAAATCAGCTTGAACCTGAAGGAGCTTGGTGGACAACTTGGCTCATCCTCGCGGGACGTGGTTTCGGCAAAACTCGCTGCGGCAGTGAGACGGTTATTAAGTGGGTTCGGACAGGTCAGTGCAAGCGAGTTGCGTTGGTTGCAGAAGATAGCGCTGACGCGAGAGACGTTATGGTTGAAGGCGAGTCTGGAATACTTGCATGCTCACCCCGCGACTTTATGCCAAAGTACGAACCTTCGAAAAGAAGACTCACCTGGCCGAACGGTGCACGAGCTACACTATTTTCTGCTGAGGACTACGACTCTCTCCGCGGTCCTCAGTTTGATGGCGCATGGTGTGACGAGCTCTGCAAGTGGCGGTACGCTCAAGAAGCGTGGGACAACCTACAGTTCGGCCTCCGCCTCGGTGAACACCCGAAGCAAATTGTTACCACGACGCCTAGGCCTATTGCCCTCCTCAAAGACATAATCAAGAGAAACGATACAGTCATCACCAAGGGCTCCACAATGGAGAACCTTGCTAATCTTGCTCGCCCCTTCCGTAAAGCGGTGGTCGACAAATATATGGGGACAAGGATCGGTCGTCAGGAACTCGAAGCAGAATTGCTCGATGATACGCCCGGCGCCCTGTGGAGTCGGACGATGCTGGACAATCTCCGGTTCAAGGGTGATATTCTTCCCGACTTCAAACGAGTTCTTATCTCGGTCGACCCGCCTGCGACTTCCGAAGGTGAAGCCGGTATTATCGTTACGGGCCTTGCGCCGAACGGTCATGCTTACGTTCTCGAGGATCGTTCACTTCAAGGGTCGCCTGACGAATGGGCTCGTGAAGCTGTCAAGGCTTACGATGAGTGGGAAGCTGACAACATCGTCTATGAGGCTAACCATGGTGGTGAGATGGTAGCGGCTGTTCTCCGGAGTGCGGCAAAGGCGTTGAAGGAAGAGGGGTGGAGAACCGCTGATTTCGTCCCGCTCAAGGATGTCCATGCAACTCGCGGTAAGTATAAAAGGGCTGAACCGATCAGTCAGCTTTACGAGCAGAACAAAGTACACCATGTGGGAACCTTCTCGACCCTTGAGGATCAGATGGTTGAGTATACCCCTGAAGCTGAAGTCAAGGCGATACATTCACCGGACCGGATGGATGCCCTCGTCTGGGGTCTGACCCAGCTCATGATTGGCTCGGTTCGTCATGAGGGCTTGCTTGATTTCTATGCGGAGGAAGCTCGTATGGTTCAGGATAGACTATCGGGTAAGACGCAGGCAGAACCTGGTACTATGATTTCTCTATACTCCCCAACCGGTACAAATACCGCATACGGGAGGTCTGGCATCAAGTATTTGCCCGACGCCGACGGCATTTTCGAGGTCGAGGAGGTAGATGTGTCCGCATTGATTGCCGCCGGTTTTGTCCGAAAGGCACTGGAGGATCAGTCGAATGGCTAAGGCCAGGTCGCAACGTGCCAGGGCTGGTGGTGGCAAGGAAATTGCCCTCAATGCCAACTCTCGTCCTTACTCAAACGGTTATTCCTTGAGCACCAGCATCCGTCTCGACAGTGGGGCGGGTGCTTCTTGGTTTGGGCCCGGTCAGCCGATGTCGCCACAGGCGCCAAAGGAAGTTGCGGGTCGGGCATGGGATTTCCCCCAAGCTATTAACACTATGTATAGGCCCCGCGCTTACGAGGCTGTTGGGTTCGAGATACTTCGTGCGTTTGCTGATAACTATGACTTGCTGCGCCTGATCATTGAGACACGCAAGGACCAGATGGAGCGCTTGCGTTGGGTGATCCAGCTCAAGGACAGCAAGGAAAAGCTGACCTCTCAGAAAAAGAATAAGATCAAGGAACTAACCAAGTTCTTCCGCAAGCCGGATGGGGAGAACGGTTGGAATGCTTGGCTTCGGATGGTCTTGGAAGATTTGTTTGTGATCGACGCGGTGACCTTGCATCGTCGTCGGACACGAGGCGGGCGTCTCGTAGCGCTGGATCAGATCGACGGGGCAACGATCAAGCGCATAGTGGACGACTGGGGTCGCACCCCTGAGGACCCTGCGGATACGGCTTATCAGCAGTATCTGAAAGGGATGCCCGCCGTTAACTATCGCGGTGACGAGATTTATTATAGCCCGCGTAATAAGCGAGTCCATAAGGCATATGGCTACAGCCCTGTGGAACAGCTAATGATGACGATTAACATTGGTCTTCGTCGTCAAGTCTTCCAGCTTCAGTTCTTCACTGAAGGCAATATGCCTCCCGCACTTATCGGTGTTCCCGAGGATTGGACGCCAGATCAGATCAGGACATTCCAAACCTGGTTTGATAACATGCTGTCCGGCAACACAGCTGAACGGAGCAAGGCCCGCTTCGTACCGGCAGCTGTGGGTAAGACCTACATCCCGACTCAGGAAACTGAGCTTTTTGGTAAGGCGGAAGAATGGCTCGCACGAGTCACCTGTTTTGCTTTCAGCATCAGTCCTCAGCCTTTCTTGCAGATGATGAACCGCGCTACCGCGGAGACTGCTAACGAACAGGCTGCAGTCGAAGGACTGACTCCGATCCAGAATTGGGTCAAGGACATGATCGACTCCATCCTCGAGGAAGACCTCGATGCGGATGAGTATGAGTTTGTCTGGAAGGGTGATGACGAGCTTGACCCCTTCAAGCGTCAACAGATCACCTCCGGCTACCTGAAGGATGGTTTGCTCACGATCAATGAAGGACGAGTCGATGCAGGCAAAGAGCCCTACGATGATCCCATCTTTGATCAGCCTATGTTCATGACTTCCAATGGTCTTGCACCTTTGGCCTTGACCGCATCGGCTCAAGGACGAGGTCCCGGACTCGGTAATGAGAACCCGGATAATCAACAGGTCGATGAGAATGGTCAACCCGTTAAGCCCGCTCAAGGCAAAGACGGTACCGGCATTTCCAGTAAGGATGGCGGTGCAGGATCATCGACCAAGAACCCCAGTCAGGTGATGGACAAGGTGAGTCAGCTGATTGCAGAGGGCGATGAGGACGCCTTGACTAAGTTCCTTGCCACCTTGAAGGAGACTGAATAATGAGTAAGGCGAAAGCGCGGGTTTTCGTCCCGCTGACGAAGGTGGACGAGGAACAGCGCCTCGTCTACGGCGTTATCACCGAAGAGGTCCAGGACAAGGCCGGTGAAACGATGGACTATGAAACCTCGAAGGCGAACTTCGAGAAGTGGTCCGGGGACATCGAAAAAGCATCGAACGGCCTGAGCAAGGGCAATGTCCGTGTCATGCATCAGCTGAAGGTCGGCGGTAAGCTGACCGACATCAGCTTCAATGACGAAGACAAGTCGATCGAGGTTTGTGCCAAAGTCACTGACGATGCCGAGTGGAACAACGTCTTGGAAGGCTGCTACACCGGCTTCTCTGTGGGTGGTAGTTACGGGAAGAAATGGACCGAGAAGACCACAGGGTTGAAGAAGTATACGGCTGTGCCGAATGAAGTCAGCCTGGTGGACAACCCTTGCGTTCATGGCGCAACCTTCACGATGGTCAAGGCTGACGGCGCCGAGGAAGTCATGAAGTGGGACGATGAACCCACAGACGGTAAGCTGAAGTTCTCCAAGGCCGAGAGCGGTGAGGCTGAAGAAGTCAAGACCGAGGAAGAGCCTTCGGCTTTGGAGAAGCAGGCAGCTCAGGCAGCTGCGATCACCGCGCCGGCATACACCAATGATCAGCTTGCGGCTAAGTGCAAGGAATTGCAGAAGGCAGCGGCTGATGGTCGTGACTGGATGAGCTTCCTCGATGAGGCTCGCGGTCTTCTCGATGCGGAACTCAACAAGGCAGCGGCTGACGATGGGGACGGGAAGAAGAAAGAAGAGGACAAGGGAGCCGACAAAGGCAAAGCCGCAGACGATGATGCGAAGACCGGTGAGGGAGACGACAAGGACGACGATGACAAGTCTGTCGCTAAGTCCACCCCCGCAGGAGTGAAGCAAGTCTGGACTGCTTCGGACGGTGCAACCTTTGAGAAGAAGTCGGATGCGGTTGCTCATGAGGAGGAACTCGCCAAGACTGTGACCGCCGAGGACGACGAGGCAACCAAGGTCATCAAGACTGTTGGTCGCATCAAGGACTTGCTCTCGAAGGGCGAAGGTGCGGTGGTTGTCGAGGAGGAAGAAGTCGTCAGCATCTTGTCGCTCGACCGTGTCGATGACTTGCACAAGGCGCTGCTCGAACTCGAGCTTCCCCGCGGTGAGGATGGTGCACCCCTGCTTGAGAAGGGCATGTATACTGTCAGCCGCTTCGCCAACATGCTCGGGGATGTCGCCGGACTTGCCCGAACGATCAAGGCGGAAGGCTCGCTCGAGTCGGACAAGAATGACGAGAACATCGCCAAGACCCTGACCGGCCAGCTCGGCACGTTTGGTGACAGCTTCATGACCTACGCCAAGCAGCAGATCGCTGAACTTGTCGCCGGCCTGGACACCGACCTGTCACCGCGTTGCGCCTACGACTACTATTATCGTTGCGCTGAAGCCGATCCAGAAGACGCCCTCGCCAAGAACGTCTGCGAACTCATCGAGGCAGTCGAAGATGAACGGGAAGCTGCCATGGAGAAGTTGGCGAAGTTCGCCACCGACCCTGTGGATACTCCCGAGACCCTTCAGAAGGTCGCACAGCTTGAGGCTGATAACGACAAGCTGACCAAGGCCTTCGCTGAGATTGCTCCCACGGTGGAGGCTCTCGAGAAGCGCCTGAAGGTTGTGGAAGATACGCCACTTCCCCGGGCACCTCGCGGTAGCATCCTTGAGAAGGCTGCTGACGGAAATCTCGGTGGCAACAAGAGCAAGGAAGATCAACAGGCTGCCGCACTCACCCAGTTGGATGAGATGCTGAAGACCATGACACCGGAACAGGTATCGCTGGCGCTTATCAAGGCGTCCCAGCGTAGCCCCCAGAAATTGGGCGTAGTGAACCGGTAAACGAAGCAACGAGGCGACCGGGGACGGGAGCTTCAATCCGCACCCATCGGGGACGATGGGATCAACGTCCACTCTAACCAAACCTGTCCATTGAAAGTGAAGGACGATATGAACGCAACACAGCTCATGCAGAACTCCAACGGTCTCGTTGCGGGAGCCAGCATGGATGCTCTGATGAAGGCACTTGCGAGTGCTGATCAGATCACCATGCCCGGTATGCCCGAAGCGTTGGCCAAGTCCACCTTCGCGCAATCGGTATCCGCGACTTCGGGTCTGACGTTTTATGACCTCGAAGCCGGCGCCAAGATGCTCTACCCGGTGCTCACACCGCTGCGGAATGAAATTCCTCGCGTCTCGGGCAAAGGCGGCATTCAGGCGAACTGGCGCGCAGTCACCGGCATCAATACCTCGGGTATCCGCATCGGCGTTTCGGGCGGTAACCGTGGCGGTGTCATGGCTGTCACGACCGCTGACTATGCTGCTTCCTACAAGGGGATCGGCATCGAAGACTCGGTCGACTTCGAAGCGCAGTATGCTGGTGAAAACTTCGAGGACATCCGCGCCCTTGCAGGCAAGGTCGGTCTCGAAGCCTTGATGCTTGGTGAAGAGCTGCTCCTCCTGGGCGGCAACGGCACTCTCGCATTGGGCACGACGCCCACTCCTTCGACTTCCGCATCCACCACGGGCGGCACGATGACTGCGACCACCAAGGTCGTTGTCGCTGTGGCTCTGACACTGGAAGGTTACGTCAACGCCTCGTTGGCCAACGGTATCCCGACTTCGGTGACCCGTACCAACGCAGACGGCTCGTCGGATACCTTCGGTGGCGGTTCTGCGCAGAAGTCGGCGGGTGCATCGCAGGCAACGACCGGCACGACGGGCTCGATCACCGCAACGGTGACTGCAGTTCCCGGCGCTGTCGCCTACGCCTGGTATGTGGGTGCATCGGCGGGCGCCGCAACGCTTGCACAGATCACCACTGTCAACAAGGCGGTCCTGACGACCGACGCCGGCGCTTACACGCAGACTGCGGGTTCGTTGCCTTCGGCGGACAACTCGACCAATAACCTTGTCTTCGACGGTCTGATCACTCAGGCGGCCAAGTCGGGTTCCAACAGCTACTACAAGTCGCTCGACGGTGCGGCACTGACCACGGATAATGCGGGTGGTGTTGTCGAAATCGATGCGGCTCTGAAGAGCTTCTGGGACAACTATCGTCTCTCGCCCGATACCATCTGGGTGTCGTCGCAGGAGGCGCTGACCATTTCGCAGAAGATCCTGTCCGGCGGTACTGCCAACGGCGCCTTCCGCATTGTGGTCAACATGGAGCAGGGAATGATTGCAGGCGGCGTCATGGTCGCCACCTACCTGAACCGGTTCTCCATGTCGGGTGCGAACGTTCTCAAAGTCCGCATCCATCCCAACATGCCGGCAGGCACGATCCTGTTCACCTCGAACCGCATCCCTTACCCTGTGTCGGGTGTCGGCAACGTGTTCCAGGTTCGTTACCGCCAGGAGTACTACCAGATCGAATGGCCGCTGCGCTCGCGTAAGTACGAGTACGGCGTCTATGCAGACGAGGTGCTCCAGCACTACTTCCCGCCGAGCATGGGTGTCATCACCAACATCGGCTGACAAGGAGTGGAGGGGCTTCGGCTCCTCCCTCTACATGAAGCATGATGCGGTGTCATGCTTCTGTTAGAGGAAACTACAATGGAAACTGAAGTCAAGAAGATGAAGGCCCCCCGCGGGACCAACTCGGCAACGATCCAGGGCCATCCCTATTCAGTCGACAAGAACGGCCTGATCGATGTCGCTGTCCAGGCGCATGTCGGTGACCTTCGCCGGCACGGCTTTGTGGAGTTCATCCCTGAAATCTCGGCCGATGATGTCCGCGATATGGACAAGGCTCGCCTGATCGAGTTCATCGAGTCGCACGGTGAAGACGTCGATTATGACGACAAGGAAAAGGCACTGCGGAAGCAGGCCCTGGCGCTGGTCAAGTAAGGCATAAGCAATGGCGGATCGTCTCACCTCTCTTGCCGCGGTCAAGGATTGGCTGGGTCTCGAAACCGATAGTTCGGATACCGAGCTAACGCGGCTGATCGAGGCCGGGTCCGCTTACGCTTATGGCTTTATGAACCGAGGACCCTTCGGGGCTCACGAGGTGATCGAGACTTCACGAGGCAACGGCAAGGACACCATGCTCCTTCGCGAATGGCCCGTTATCTCGATCACCTCGCTCGGTATCCAGGGCAGCGAAGTGAAGGCCGCATCTGTGGGCAACTTCGGTCTGGCGTCAAACGGCTATCAGATTTCTGACTTCAGTCAGCCTAACTCGCCTCAGAGTCTTAATCTGTTTGGTACTTGTTTTTTTTACAAGTCTCAAGTTCAGGTGATATACCGGGCGGGGTATGAAGCAACCGAAGAGTATGTCATTGAGACAAAGACAGTTGACTCCACAGAAAGCGTTGTCGGGATCACCCCCGGCTCTTCTGGTTTTTGGCTGGTCGACTTTGGTGTCTTGATCGACGGTGTTGCAGCTACGAAGGTTGCGAGTGATCCTGCAACGGGTGAGTACTCAGTTGACGGCTGGGGGGAATATACCTTCTCAATTGACGACAAGGATAAGACCGCCTCGATTTCTTATGGCTATGTGCCTTGGGACATCTCGCAGGCGGTCTGCGAATTGGTCGGTGAAACCTTCCGTTACAAGCAACGCATCGGTGTGAAGTCGAAATCGCTTGCGGGACAGGAAACTGTATCTTACTTCGATAGCGTTATGACTCCCACAGTGTCGGGGACTCTTAATCTCTATCAAAACGTGGTACCGATGTAATGGCCGCGATTGACCTCTATGTCTCTGTCAGCGGGGATCGCAATATCCTCAGGAACTTGGACCGGATGCCGGTTCAAATTCAAGAGATAGTGGCCAAGAAAATGGACAAGCTCGCCTATGATTTGGCAGATCAGGTCCATGCGAATATCGCTGCTCGCCTTCAGCGGAAAACAGGTCAGCTGGAAAATGCCGTAGGCTATGAAGTTATCAACAGCGATGGTAGGGTTATGGCTCGAGTTTTTGTTGACGGTACCAAAGCTCCCTACGCTGCGGCTCAGGAAGGAGGTGCTACGATACCTCCCCATATGATTTACCCGAAGAACGCACGGGTGTTGAGCTGGATGACTCCGATGGGAGAACGTGCATTCGCTATGAGAGTGTCACACCCCGGCGCTGTGCTCGCGCCTCAGCACTTTCTTCGTGACGCTTATCGTCAACGAGGACCGAAGATCAGTCGTGAAATCAAGAAGGCTATCGTTGATAGCATTCGTCAGAGAATGAGGAACGGGTCATGAGCGAGGCCATCTACGCCGCTCTCCGCCAGCGCATGGACCTTGTCGAGTGGACTCGTGCTGACAATAGCACTCACACCTTCAAGACCAAGACTCGTCGGATTGTCATGTTCGACCAGGTGCCTAGCGAACAACAAGCATGGTGCGGACAAGCTGAGTATGGTGAACAGGAAGAACAGACTTCCGGTCTACCCTACAAGACTGTGCTAGAAGCCCATTGGTTGGTCTATCAATGCATCGCAAAAGACCCTAAGGCTGAAGCGACCATTGAAAACAACTTGATTATCGCTGGTGTCAAGAAAGCCTTAGCTGCTATCCCTTCAGACGTAGGTTTCTTCGAGAAACGTAATACTCTCGGAAACCTTGTCCATAAGTGCTTCATCAATGGTCGTATATTCAAGGACCCGGGCGACATTGATGGTCAGGGATTGATCCTGATACCAATCCGTATCCTGGTTCCGTAGGAGGTCATGATGGAAAAGGAAGAAGAACAAGATTTGCCGATCACCTCAGCAGATGATGCTGCGGCAGATGTCGAGCTTGAAGCCAAGATCGACAAGGTGTTGGAGGATTGGGTTGCTTCCACTTATCGGAACAGTCCAATCGGCCGAGATACGCCAGCTTACAACCATCTTCGGTCGAAGCTGCCGGATCTGAAGAGTGCAATCTTGAAGGAGTTGAAGGAATGACACAGTACGTCTTCGGCACCGGGCAGCTTTTCTCGATGCCCGTCGGCGGTGGCGCTCCTCTGAAGTTCGGCGCGTTGCAAGACGTGTCTGTGGACTTCTCGGGCGACATCAAACAGCTGCATGGCCAATACCAGTACGCACTGGACGTGGCTCGCGGCAAAGCAAAGGTGGAATGGAAGGCCTCGACCGGCAACATCGATGTCGAAGCTTTCAACTCCATCTTCTTCAACGGCACTGTGGATGAAGGTACCGAGCTCGTCCAGGTCTTTAACGAGTCGGGGACTATCCCGACGACCCCGTTTCAGATCACGGTCGCAAACGGTGCGGACTTCGCTTTCGACCTCGGCGTTATTCTTGCTTCGGACGGTTCGGCGTTCAAGCAGGTTGCTTCGTCGCCGGCCGCGGGTGAATATACAGTCAGCGCTGCGGGTGTTTACACCTTCAACACGGCTGACGCGACCAAGGCAGTCCTCATCACCTACATGTATGAGGAAGCGTCGGGCGGTTCGCTGACCATCACCAATAACCTCATGGGCTCGGCGCCTCGTTTTCAGCTGGTCCTTTCGCAGGTCTATGACGGCAAAACGTTCACGCTGATCCTCTACAGCAACGTTGCCGACAAGCTGAGCCTTCCGCTCAAGCAGGACGACTACTTGATCGGGGAGCTTTCGGGTCAGGCGTTCGCCAACTCAGCGGGCAACGTAGCGCGGGTGACCACCACGTCGGTATCCGGCGGCGGCGGTTAATCCGTGACCAGGGTTGGGTGGGTCAACGCCGCTGGCTCACCCAACTTCTTTCTATGCGGTAACATGATGAGGGATCAATCATGAAGAACCTGACCACAGTAACTATCGGCGGAGTCGAATACGATTGCCCCGAACTGAATTTGGCCGGCCTGGAAATGGCTTGGCCTTTTATCGAAGAAGCGATCTTTGCATCCAATCCCGTTCAGGGACCGGTCGCCGGCATCAACATCCTCCTCTGCCTGTGGATGGAGTCGGAAAACTGGGACATCAATCACCCCCGTTGGGACGACGCTCGTGAGAAGATGAAGATCACGGCTGAGTCTTCCTACAAGTTCACCTTTGACTCCCTTGCCCTTTACCTGAAACGTAAGGTTGCAGCCAAAGAAGTGAACCAACTTCGCGCTGCTATTCAGCTGATCCTTGAAGATGCTGAAGTTGTGGCAAAGGTGGGTGAGGACGCACCCAAGCCGGGGGAGGAAGCGGGGGCCGCCCCTTTGACGGAAACTGTGACGACATCATTGCCGAGCTCGTCGCCGCTGGCTGCGAGGGAGGTAGCTGGGACAGCATAAGGAAAAGATGGGGATTGAAGCATTATCACAAGATGCTTCATCATTGGAAACACAATGGTCCCCCGGTGTATGTCTCTGTCGCGGGATATTTGGGGCTTATCAAGGAAGAGAAAGATAATAAGCCCGGTGATTTAAATGAGCTATTGAAGATGTCCAGAGGCGGGATGATACAGTAATGGCTACTGAGAACGACGATCTTAATATCCATATCAATGTCGACCCGAGTGGCGCCGAGCAAGGTTCCAACCGGGCGAAGTCGGCTATTGGGGGTATCGGGAATGAGGCGAAGCAACTCGAGTCTTCGTTCCGTCGTCTCATGTCAGCCATTGACCCGACATTTGCTGCACAGGAGAAATATAACCAATCTCTCTCTGAAGCCCGCCAACTGTGGTCAGCTGGTCGTATTTCAGTGGAGGAGTATCGTCAGGGTGTAGCAGCAGCGCGCACTGAGTTGCAGGCGTCAATCGAGGCAATCAACAATAACAGCGCTGCTGCACGTGCTGCTGCCGCCCAAATCAAACAGGCCGCTGCTGATGAGGCTGCCGCTGCGCGTCAAGCGGCACGGGAGAAAATACAGGCTGCCGCACAGGCAGCTGCCGCAAGACGCCAAGCCTTGAAAGAGGAGACTGCCGCTGCACGTGAAGCCGCGGAGGTGACTCGCCGTCAGGGTATCGAGACCAGGGCATTGGCAAATACCGAGCGAGAATTGCGTTCGGCAATAGATCCGCTCTACGCCGCACAGGTTCGCTACAATGCGACGATGCAGCAAGCGACTCAGTTGTTGATGGCAAACAAACTTCGGGCGGGTGAGTTCACCGCGATCCAGAAGAACGCCGCACAGCAGATGGAGATTAACGCTCGTAGCCTCGGGCGAATGAATACAGGTTACGTCCAGTTGGGCTATCAGGCTCAGGACGTTGTAGCATCACTTGCCTCGGGTATTAGTCCTCTTGTCATTCTTGCACAGCAGGGTGGTCAGACCGCCGCTGCCATGTCTCAGATGGGCGGCAAGATGTCCGGCGTTGCAACCTTCATGGCTGGTCCATGGGGGGCTGCAATCCTCGGTGCTGTCATGGTCTTGGGGATGCTTATCCCAAAGCTGTTTGACACTGAGTCCGCGTCGGACGCCGCTGCTGCCGGACAAAAGCGTTTTGCAGACATGGTCGACTCGGCAACGGGATCGATCAAGACACAGATCACTTGGCTGGAAAGACTAGCGGAAGCTAATCGTCAAGCTAAAGACGCGGAGAAACAAAGGACTCAAGCTTCGGAAGATAGCCGAAAGCTTATGTTCAATGTAGCTCAGGCCATTTCTCCCCAGACAATAAGTGGTGGGTATGGTCAAACTATTGAAATGCCTGCCGAAGTTCAAGGCAAGTCACAGCAATGGATTAAGGCTTGGGTTGCTGCGGTTAAAGCTGGCCGTATGGAAACGACTGAGCTTGCTGCCCGTATTGCTCGACTTGGAAACCTCGACCCGTCTGTGGCCGGGTTGTCAAAGCGAGTAGTTGAACTCGGCGGCGGGATCAATAAGATCAATCGTGAGGCTGAGACCGCGGATGCCCGTCGTGCTCAGTTGCTCGGTAAACAGCTTACCGATAGGCAGAAGCTACTCCTTGACATCAAGGATACCACTTCCAAGACGACGGAAGCTGAGCTTCGTGCGAATGTTGACCTTGCTGTATCCACAGATATGGTGGAGAAGGCTCGTGCGAAGCTGACGATTGCTGAAGCTCAGGCTACTCGTACTCGTGCGACTATGATCGCTCAGGGTAAGACCCAGAAAGAAGCCGACCAGGCTTACATGGATGGGATCAAGGGTGCGACTGCTGAACTTCAAAAGGCTGAAGCTGCAAAGGAAGCTGCGAACAAAGCGGCAGCCGCGGGTCGTCGTCAAGATAGGGCTGATGCGGCAGCTGCAAAACGAGAACTTAAAGAACAGCAGCAATTTGTTCTTGAGGACCTAGACTACAGGCGTGACCTTGCTCAGGATGACTTCGCTGAGCAGATGAGACTCCAAGATGAGAAGGTCGCTAAACTCAAAGAATTCTATGGCGAGGACAGTCGGAACTACGTTCAGGGACTACGCGAAAAGGAGCGCATGACCCGACAGCACAATCAGGTGCTGTTGCAGATCGAGCGCGATCGAGTCCGGACACAGAACGATATTGCTCAGGCCCGTGAAGAGTCTGACTTCAATATCTCTCAGACTGGTTTTGCTGCAGGTCAAGATCAGACTAAAGCAATGGCCTCGATGGGTCAGCTTAATCCCCGTCAGGAAATTGAGGCTCGTAGGACTCAGCTCAATGAGATGTATCAGATGCAGATTGCTCATGAAGAGCGGATGTATCAACTCAAGCTGAGTGGCCTTCAGCAACAGCTTGCCCTATTGCCTCGTGAGAGCGCTGAGCATGCTTCGGTCAACAACCAGATCTTGATGCTGGAAGCTCAACATCAAATGACCGAACGCGAGCGGGCTGCCTCACATTTCCGCGATATGGCTCAGCTTAACCTTGAAGCTGCACAGCTGAGTTATAACAAGTGGAAAGAAGTTACCGATAGCGTTGCGCAATCCTTTGGGCAGATGTTCCAGGGGATTTGGATGAGGTCGGGTAACTTCAAGCAGAACCTGTTGAATATCGCTGACCAGCTTGTCTTTAAGTTCGTCAACTCGGCACTGCAGATGGCGTCAAGTTGGATTGCGGGTGAAGCGACGAAGACCAATGCGACAGTTGCCGGGAATGCGATCCGCACATCGGCTGCTGTGGCCGGTGCTTCAACTCAGACCGCAGTATCTTCCGCTGCTGCCTCGACGGAAATTGCGAACAGTGCGGCAACTGCTGCGGCGGGGGCATACAAGTCGACTGTGGTCATCCCGTTCATCGGTCCCGTTTCCGCGCCGGCAGCTGCTGCTCTTGCATTGGCGACTGTGATGGGCTTTTCCGCGCTGCTGTCTGCACGTGGCGGTCTTGGTGAAGTCGAGGCCGATGGTCAGCCCGCATTGCTACACAAGAAAGAAATGGTGCTGCCGGCATGGATCGCAGAGCCTTTCCGTCAATCCTTGAAATCGCCTCAATCCAGTGCTGGGCTGTTCGGCGGAGCAGCTGCTGCTGGATCGTCCCTTCGTTCATCGACCACTAATAATGGTGACAGCTACGCATTCCACTATCAGCCCAAACATACGAATATGGGCGCCAGTATGGATACGTTGCTGAGGAATGATGGTCGAGCACTTCGTAAGTGGATCAGAAATGAAGTCAAGAACGGGAGCTTGAAGTTAAAATGACACTCCGAGTCATAGAGGGTTTTGAGTGGTTCCCGTCCGGGGGTAACGCTACCCAGTTGTTCGCAGCAGCTGGGTATTATAGCACCTTCAACAACGGCATCTACTCAGCGCCGACCACAGGGAGGTTTGATTACGGCAAGACATTTCAATATGCTCTTGCTCCTGGTAACCTTGATCCCAACCAGGTGATCGCACTGACCGACTCGTCGGATGATTTGAATACTTCGGGCATGGCGGTCTACGTTGATCAAGCCAACAGCGCCTACGTGTGGTATACCCTATTCGACGCGGTGACCGGTGCACCCCAGCTTTCTTTCTACTTCACCGAGTACGGCGTTATCCGTATCTATCGAGGTTATCCTTGGACCGGGACGCTGATCGGTACAACAAGTGCGGGTGCTTATCGGGATAATGAGTGGTTCTATTTCGAGGTTCAGTCTGTTACCCATGCAACAGCAGGGACGGTCAAGCTTCGTATTAATACCAAGGTGGTGTTCGATGGGATAGATTTGAATACCAAGAACACAGCCAATTCCTTTGTAGACTCCTACGGCTTCGGCTGTTTCCGTAATGGCGGCGGTAACTCCGCCTTCATCAAGTTCGATGACTTCTACTTCTGCGACGGTCAGGGATCGATCAATAATGACTTCCTTGGGAATGTCAGAGTGAAGCAACAACTTGCGATTGCCAATGGCCCCAACATCGACTTTGCTATCGGGGGTACTGCTCCTGCTGCGACCAACTGGCAGTCCGTGTTAAATGCTGCACTTGACGATACCAAGTATGTCTACTCGGGAACACCCGGAGACTATGATCTTTATGATCTTGATCCCAACCTTAATACACCTTTGGTCTTGGGGGTTCAAGTCCGCGCAGGCCTGAGACAGGATGATGCTACTCAGCGGATTGCCCGACTGATGTTGAACACCGGCGGTACCGACTACGTCGGTTCGGTCGATCACTACCTCAACCAGTCCTATACCCACTACCGAGACCTATGGGAACTCAATCCTAATACGGGTCTTGCTTGGACGGGGACTGAAGTCAACGGGATGTATGCGGGGGTTAAGGTTCAGTCGTGAGCGAGATAAGATCACCGCTTGTTGAAGTTGATAGCCTCGGGGAAGGTGTATCCTATCTCCGGGGTAGTTTGGTGGAAACAAACCCCCTTATTGGCGGTTACTCCAACATCCGGACGACTTTCTTCAATGTCGAGCCCCTGACAGGCGGCTTCTCTCAAGTCCGAGTAACCTTCTTCGAGTCTACCCCCCTTATGGGTGGTTACTCGCATATTAGAAATACCCTGATTTCCGTGGAGTCCCTTCATCCCGTATTGCCGGAGTTACCCATGAGCACGATACCTTTCCCGGGGTTTGGAAACAGTCCGACTGATCCCTCTGTCCCTGCGGGGGCTAACCCCGTAAATACTGCATTGCCCGGCCTGGAGTTCTCGATCCACAAGGTGCCGATGTTCAAGACAAATATCAAGGAAGCGGCATCAGGTGCAGAAACTCGAAACTCCCTGTCGGAGTATCCTCGCTGGCGGTTCGAGATGTCTTATGAGTTTCTCGAAGACAGTACCGGCGCTGAGTCCTCCCTGAAGACTATCCTCGGTTTCTTTCTTCAACGCCATGGTGCCTATGACAGCTGGCTGTTCAAAGACCCCGATGATTATCTCGCGGTTAACAGCTATTGCATGACCACAGATGGTGTTACGACGCAGTTCCCCTTCCGTAGGGACATGGGAGGATACGCGGAAAAGGTTGGTCAGGTAGATACGGTAAACGACATCGACGTCTTCCTGTCTGTGGGGGAGAACGGGACAATCCCCGCTATTCCAGGCCCATACGCGATTACTGTTGCTCACGCCGCCTCACTTGTTGAAGACCTCGGTGTTACCAAAGGTGGCGTTGCCATGACCAGGGTAACGGGTGCACCGGGGGCGGGTCAGTATGCTGAAGCTTCAGGTGTCTATACCTTCAATTCGGTGGATCATGATGATGCAGTGGTTATTAGCTATCGCTATACGGTTGATCCTTCGGATTACACCGTCACGCTTCCTAATCTTATGGTCTTCGACTCTGCTCCGCCGGAAGGAACACTGTCCTCCTCATTCCAGTACTACTTTGCCTGCCGGTTCGAGGAAGACGAGCTAGACTTTGAGAAGTTTGCTGATAAACTCTGGAACTTGCAAGAGTGTAACTTCAGGAGCATTATCCAATGAGGCCTGTTACCCCACAGCCCGGTTACACTGAGGCAGATGTGGTCGCTGTCATGGACAGTGGCCAATTCGTGTATATGGATTGCTATACGATCATCCCGATCAGGGGTGATCCCTTGAGATATACGACTGCTCAGTTCGATGAGACAGTAGTCTCACTCGGCGGTATTGTTCGTCATACTTATATAGGTGGTCGTCAGGTGATCATCACAGGCCTCAGGGTCAAGAATAATCTCGGCGTTGAGGTTGACGAACAAGAAGTCAATATGAGCTATCCAGAGGGCCCGATCTATCAGGCATCTTTGACTTGGGCCCAGGCATTCTTGCAAGGAAGACTCGATGGCGCTTCTATTCGTCGGGATCGGTATATCGCTGCTGATTGGGGGACTCCTTGGCTTGGTGGGATGCCCATGTTCTCGGGACTCGTCTCGACGCTGAATAAAGTCGGTCGAATGTCCGCAACAGTCAATGTCAAGTCTGACTTGGTTAATCTTAGCAAGCAGGCACCACCCTACTTGTGGGTGGCAAGCTGTAAGAACAACTGGGGTGATGACGCCTGCGGGGTTATTCAGTCTGACTGGGCAGTGGTTGGGGCAATGGGGGCTTCTCCCACCCGATCAGTTATTCCCTGGTCAAGTTCAAGCACGGATTATAACCGCGGGAAGATCCATGTGTCCAACGGTGACGACGTAACCCGAGTAAGAACAGTTGCTCGAGCTACGGCTACTGAACTATTCCTTGCCTACCCGCTTGACTTCGACCCTGTGGCTGGCATGGAGTTCACCGCCTATCCTGGCTGCACCCGTGATGACAATGCAACGACTGGTTGCCCGAAGTTCCATGGCGTAGACTGGCGCAGCAAATTCAAGGGCTTCCCGTTTATCCCAGTATCGGAGACAGCACTTGGATAACATCGAAGAGCGGCAACGACTGGTCGATGAGGCTAGGCGTTGGCTGGGGACTCCCTATCATCATCGCGGTACACGACTAGGAGTAGGCGTTGATTGCGTCCAGCTGCTCATCCAGTCGTCGCTCGCTGCCGGTTTGATCGATGATCCTGAGGCAGCCGGCAAGTATACATGTGACTGGCACCTCCATCGAAGCGAGGAGCGATATTTGGCTGGCCTCGAGAGGTTTGCGGCAAGGATAGATGACAGTGAGCTTAAGCTAATTGATAGACCCAAAGACTTCACTGCCAATAAGGGCGACATCTTGATGTGGCGTGTTGGTAGAACCTTCAGCCATAGTGCTA